TTATCTGTTGTGAGGACTATCTATTTAGATGTTCCGGGATTGAGTTCAATAAAAAAGATGTTGGAGAAGCAACGGACAATAAGCAATATCCAAATTCATTCTCTTGGATGGCAAGATGTATCAAACGAGCTAAGGACCCAAAAGCAGATAAATTTGACCCAATGGTAATCTTTGGTTTTAGCATCCTTGGGGGACCCTCGAAAAAGATTATCCCATATCTCTATAAGGAAAGGAAGAAACCATTAAGGGCCCAAGTTGGTAAAAACGTAATCTCCTTCTCTCAGGCAGAATTCACTAAACTTCCCAAGTATATGTTAGAATCCGAAAGGATTAAGTTCTCTACTGAACAGAGACAATTGCTTCTAAGTCCCGAAAAGAAGCCTTCTAAATTCTTCCTAAGATGGGTAAACGATGCTATATTCCCAGACTCCATAAAGGAAAAGATGGAAGAAATCAAGAACCGCTAACACTTACCTCCGTATTTATTAAAAGAGTATTTTATATAAAATAATTTTAGTATATTTGCATAAAGAAAATTTAATTATGGACAAGGAAACAAAAGACATCGTAAAGCTCATTGCTGGTATTCAGATTGAATCACTCAACTCAATCAAAGAGGACGTTAAAAATGGAAATGATATTGCCCAAGACTTAATCAAAAAACTCCTTCAGATTGAGGATGACGAAATAATTCGAGCACTAGATGAGCACATTGAATTATACGTAGAAATGGAGAATACCCCTCAACTGATAAATATGCTAAGTGAATACCAAATGCTGGTATGCTCTCACATATTGTTCAGAATGGAAGATGAATGGGTACATACTAATTCTCAGGGAGTACTTGGTACTTGGGCAATATTCCAGAGGGCAAATCTCAAATTCCACCCAGAACTAACACTTTTAAAATTTTAATATAGACATGGAAAAGAACGAATACTTAGAATCAGTAGAAATGAACACCGGAGTCGAAATGATTCCTTGCGAATCCTCTAATATTGAGGGCTTTGGTTATGACTCAAAGAAAAAACAACTTTGGGTTGCTTTTAAAGGTAATCGAGTTTATCGCTATGATGATGTACCTTATGAAATCTGCAACGGTTTACATCAAGCAGAATCAAAAGGTAAATACCTTGCAAAGAACATTAAAAATAAATTCGAAACTACAGGTTATGAACTCAGAAACTAAATTCATATTGGGCCTGGTAACCTTGGGGGCAGTGATTTACTTTATTGGTGAGAATAGAACTCATCCAGTAGAAGTGAGCACTGCTCCTTCTCATTTTGAAAGTCCCATAACCAAGTTAATCTCTCTTCAAGATAGCATGGGTATTAAACCAAAAGAAGAGAAGAAGCAATGGTATAAATATAGGGTAGAAATAGAAACGATTCCAGAAAATCAAATCTATAAGATTGAGAAATCTGGATACCAGCAATATGAAGTTTCTAGATTGGGTGAAACTTATTCTTATGTAACCTACGAATTTACCTCAGACAAGGTAATGACTACTCAAGAAGCCTATGACTTCGTAAAGAAATATCCTGAAAGATGTACAAGGGTACCCAATACATCACAAGATAACATTTACGATAAATATAACGAGGATTATGAAGATTACATAAATGATCCAGAGGATGAAATTAACTATCCTCCAGAAATCTTCGACTTCCTAGCCGATTAACCTGGGCAAATAGAAAAATAATATAGAAATATTTTTGTATTAAATATATTATTCTTATATTTGCATAGAGAAAAGAAATAAACTTTATTTTATTAACAATTTTAATATAGACGTTATGAAAAAGAATGAAACCAAGGTTACTAACCTCGTTGCAACTAAGGTTGCTGAACAACTTGAAGGAATTAAAAATTCTAAGACTACTAAGGCTTCTGCTCCTAAGGCCAAAAAGACTAAAAAGGAATTGGTAAAAGATGCTCAAGAAGCTGCCACTAAGTTTGCCAATGCTAAATTGGTAGAACTCTCTCCAAAAACCAAAACTTCCAAAAAAGAACAGGTTGTCAAGGAAGTAAAGGAACAACAAAAACCCTCTATCATCGAACAGGTAATCTCCAATCGAGAAGTTAAATACGTATATCCGGAGGATGTAGTTGATACTCTTGCTCGGAAGAAATGGAGACAACAAACCAGAAACGAACTTCATCGATTGGAACTTGCAATGGCTCGTATCAAGGACACCAATTCCAAAGAATTTAAGGCTGCTGCTAAAGCCTATGAGGACTTTAAGAAAAAGGTTCTCAAACCAGAACAAGTTGCATAACCCTTTATTAACCCAGTGCCCGGAATAAATTACCCGGGCACTCTAATTCATACAAAATGGATTACACTATCTTCTCTGATAAGGAGATGCTAAAACAGGATAAAGAGTTAGTCGAATTACATAAACGATGTTGTAAATCTTGGCTAATTCAGCATTCACTTAAGCATTCTAAAATTAAGAAATTCTTTATAGTTTACGATTGGTATATCAATCCCAATAACGTAAGGAATTTCTTTTTCAGGCCTATACACATCTTTATTCAAGCATTGCTTTTAGGTCAACTCGATAATATATCCGATTACATTAACAATAACAAAAATGGAAAACGCAAAAAGAAACGAACCAGAAAAGTATAATGTGCTTTACCTCAAAGGTAAGTATCAGTACAAATCAAAATATCCTCAGATTGATGCTAAACACAAAATTGTTTATGCAGGTCCAGTAGAACCTATGGCACCTATTTGGGATAATCTATCTGACATACTTCGGAAGTCAGAAAGAATTTGTACTGAATCTCGTAGAGAATTAAAGAAGTTAGAGGAACGTTCACAGAACCAATTCTACTTCAAGAAAAATGGTATCACTCACATAATCATATACAGATGTTTGGGACAATAGTAAAAGACCTATATATAGGTAAATCGAAACTGATAATCAAGTGTAATCAAAGAGAATTACCACAAACCATCTTAGTAATGGATGTATTACAACCTACAGGTTTTACTGGTAATATGCCAGATTATGGTACCTATGGTAATTTACTCACTACTGGTGAATTTGAAATAACCCCTATGATGCCTAAGCATAGGCTTTATGTTACGGGCATACCGAAAGGGGCAATCCTTGATAATTTTCGGATTAGAAGGGTTTATTGGTCCTCATACTATGAGGATGATATAAGGGGATATTTATTTCAGATAACAGATGAATATCCTAAGTTAATAATCACAAAGTAAAGTTATATGGAAGCAATAGATTATGTCAAACTATTTAAACTCGACCAAGAGAACTATGATTTTAAAAGGGAAGAGTTTATATCCGAATTAGGTAAAGATTTTCTAGATTATTGCCAAACTACTACTATAGGTATAAATCCAAAGCATGGGTATATCTATTACTATCGGTTTAAGGAAATAATAAAGAATTTCGAAACTAAATTCTGGGCAATTTCGAAACTTAAGGTAGGGGAACCATTTACTCAGAAATTATGGAATGCCTTTTTCGCTACGCAGGTAGTACCTCTGAGGAAAAAATTATTCCCTGAGGTACAAAAGTTAATTGAAGAACAGAAAGGGATTATCCAAAATGACCCAAGGCCTGGCAATCCTTACCGTAGTAAACAAGACAAAAAACCCTCGAATCCTAAAAAGGTAAAATATGGCAAAGGAAATCCTAGACCTTCATGGCAATAAATTTAAGGTAGGGGATTATAAACTTTGCCTTAAAATCCCAACAACGGGGAAAGGTAATTTGATATTCACCAGGGACTTAATCTCTGGTGAACCTTTTAATTTATCAGTGAATAAGAAAAAGTATAGGGGATATTTCTATAACCTATCTTTGAATTTGTATGTAAGATATGATTTAGAGTATAGAGGTTATGATGAAAGTTCCGATATCCGAAAATCTCATTTGTATGTCAGAAAAAGAAAGTAAGATAGTAAGGTTCCCAAGACCCATGGGAACTACAGCTATGGCATTAGAATATCAAAAGAATCCTGATGATAGTCTTTTGATGAAGATACATAATTACATTATCAATCAATGGCTGATGGGTAATGGTGTATTATGTGGTATTACCTATGATATTAATACCTTCTCATATCGTATGGGCATAGATATTAATTACATACGTGTATTTATGAGGGATAGGCTATTAAGCTCTAGAATATGGGATAAAGATAAGGCAGAAGATTTATTGCAAGCTTTAATGGGAGAACAACTAGCATGGGCCTTGGAAGATCGTATGGAGATAGCCCATCAGGTTAACATCTTGAGAGAGTCTCAGGGTGGAAAATATGTACCTTTCATATCTTCTGAATTAGGAAAAGCACTTAAATTAAAACTTGAATCTTCTACTTCACTTCAATCAATTGTACGTAATCTTACTGGAGGGAGCACTACTAATATATTTGCTCAATTTAATCAACAGAACAATGTGACTCAGCAAAATGCTATCACAGTTGAAGAAGCCCGTCAAATTGTATTGGAATCCCAAAGGGTAATGGATAAAACCGAAGAAGCTAAACTGTTAGAGTCAAGATATGACCTCAGTAGTTTACCAGAAGTTGTTGCTACTAAACAAGAGGGAGTAGATACCAGTAAGGAGGGGCTTAACTTGAATAAAGCCGAGCTAATGCAAATCACGGATGACTATAAGGGAGCAATGTCTTCATTCTCAAAAGAACATCATGAATTAAGGAGAGAGATAGAAATGAATATAGACCCAGATGAAGAAGACCCAGAGTTATATCAATATGAAGACTTCGGGGAAGAAGAAAAAGAAGATGGCTCATTTGCATCTCAATTCCTCCGAAATAGTAAGCTCCCATAGTTATATCAGGATATTGCATATTTAAAAAGAAAGAATTATATTTGCATATCAATTTTAAAATAGACAAAAATATGAAAAACCTTGAACAACTAATGGCATCTTTCCTTTGTAGGAAAGATTTTCTAGACCCAGAGGGAACTAAATCTGGAGGAGTTCCTCATATTCAATTATCTGAATCTATTAAAATAAGGATGTTTGATGACCTTTATCAATTGGATGCTTTTTATTTAGCTGCTAATAATCGGGTACACTTACTTATGACTAATCCTCAAGGAGAAGTAGAAAAGGTTACATTTACTACTTTTATGAATATTTTTCCTAATACAAAGGAAAGTCCAGAAGAATACATATATGAAGCTTTAAGTCAAATAATCTTGAGGAAAATGGGAATACAGAAAGACTACAAGAAAACTAAGGTTAATAAGATTAATCAAGGTACTTACTTTAAATTAAAACCCACCGATACTGCACCAGTATGGGTAAGAGACCATTTCGATAGAGCTACTCAAACTTATGCCTGTCATAAATATGAAGACTCGAATCATGAGACATTCTTAAAGGGAAATCGAGACATATACATTAACTTTACATTTTAATCACATGAACTTATTTAAACGAAAGAGATGCTGTAGTGAACTCATTGCCCTTAAAAATGGCAACTTAATATTCAAATTGAGTAATACTCATATCAATGCTGCTTATAATACTTTACAGGCAATAATGAGGAAATCTGGTATATTCGATGAGAATCTATATTTCGATGTCTATCAGGAATATCGGAAACATTATGCTATATACGACGTAGTACCATCGTTGCTAAGGTATAAGATACCCTTGATATTTTCAGGTAGATACCCAAAGAAACTATTCGATAATCAGTTTACTTTTGAGGAATTAATACCGAATAATTTGGTATATCATAGTTTACCCGAAAATTTTAGATTACCAGAAAGCTTAGAGAAAATTCTTTTAGAAGTAAGAAAAAGGGTATCTGCTTATATAGACCAAGAAGATATATCAGACCAGGGTTATAGGGATTTGGTTCGAATGAATTTCGTAAAACAATGGGATGTATTTAGAAAGGACCCATCTCTTATAGATTGCTATATGGATGCTCAATTGGGCATGCTATATATGTGGGCTAGAGTAGAAAATAAAACAATCATAAAGAATATAATCGAAAGAACTCAAGATGAACTAGCTCAAGAGTTCTTATCTAAATATCAACAAAATGGAGAATAAAGAGAAATTTGCTTTCCGAAAGGTTAAAATGTCGGAAGGTGTAGAGGTAGAATTTATTAAATTACTTACCTCAGTAGAGACTAAAAATGATGAGGATGTAATTAAAGCTTTTAAAGTTCAATTATCCTCTGGAGTATTAACTTGCCATGCAGAAATGTTATCTAGAACACCAAGCCAGATAATATTTCAAACATCCCAGTTCAGTAAACCCTATAACTTTTATAAAAACTGGGAACTATGGGTATTCTCTAATATCCTGGGTGTATGGACTTTAAATAGGTTTAGGATATGATTACAATGAAAAACCTCCAAGTAGAGGATATAAAAGATGAATGGTTATATAATGCCTTAACACAGGGCATCAAGGAATGTATAACTGCTCCAGTCCTAACTTTGGACCCAACAAAGCCAGAACCAATTAAGAGGGCAGAAATGATACTGGAGAATTTCTCTCAGGAAGATTCTCCAGTAGTAGCTACAGTGATTGCTCCAGGCAATTTCATACAGATGATATTACCGAAACATGAGATACTTCTCTCGGTAATGTTCATCTATAAGGAAAGGAATACCTATGTACAACTTATAATACAAAAACTTGCTTATGAACGAGAAAAGACTACCACCAAGACTAATGGTTCTGCTAGTGGTACTGAAGGGTGAAAAGGTATATAAAATACCTATTAGGTCAGAGATAGAATTAGACCATCTAAAGGATTTCAATACACTAAGAAGAATCCTTACTCCTTTAGTACAACTATATCATGGAGTAGGTTTTGATACTAGACTTACTTACGATGAATTCAGTATCTTCATTAATGACCTACAACATTTGGGATATGAACGGTTAGATGAATATTCCTCGGGTATACAAGAATTAGTAGAAGCAAAACCCATTACTGAGAATAACCAAGATGTTGAGAAAATACGAAAAGGGTTACTTATCTCTCTTAAATCTCAGGAGTTATCAGAGGTATTAGCTACTAAAATAAAGCAAGCCATACATGAAGTATTTGAAAACGAAAAGAAGAAAGGTGGACGGACTAATGAACAAGGAACCCTCTTTAGAACCTATGGAGAGTTCAATTATAAGAGAGGCTCTATATTTGCTAACTCCCCAATTACCTTAATAATTGAAAGGCAGTCTAATCCACTGCCTTTCATAGCGTGTACACATCCTCAGCCTCCCTAAAAATAAATTAGATATATTTTTCTATAAAAATAAAAATGCTTATATTTGCATATCAATTTAAAAATAGACAAAAATATGAAAACGAACTCAGTAACTTACAATCAGGCAGACGAACTAACTAAGGTAGTTCGCAATTTCTTAGAAAAGAAATCTACATTTGAACTTGACTCTGATGAACAGGGTAATCTTCTTAATCTTCTAATGGGACTCTTAATCAAACTAGAGGATGATTACAAACTCAATTGCTTGGATATTAATCAGGTACAAATCTATGATACTACCTATTATTCTTTCATTTTCGAATCAATAATAACTGCCGATACTAATCCCTATAAGGGGCAATTAGCATCTGCTGCAGTTCAATTCATGAATGAATTTACCGATAACGATGGGAGGTTCATATCATTCAATCAACTCGATAGAAACAACTGGATTTTCCAACTTAATTTCTCAATCGCATGACAAAGTATAACGTTAGTCCATTAGTTGCTCGGGAGATAGAATTCTCCACGGGCACTATCTTTGGTGGTACCTGGTGCAAATATACCATAGACGTAACTTTGCATCAATGTTATATCGAAGTTATCTGGAAGGTAAGACCTTCCCGTTATAATCCTGATTTAGACGGGCGTAAAGAAATCTTTAATACTTTACAGGAGTATCTAGATTGGTTTGCTAATCTTAAGAAAACTTACAAGAAAAGAATAACCCGTAAACAAATGGTATATGCTTCATATAATGAAACTATGCGTACATTTGAATATACACCATATGAGAACTGGGCTACAAGACGTTCAAAGGAGAAACTAAATAAGCCAAATAATGAACCGTTATTGGCCGATGAGTTATACTAATCCCTAAATCCGTTAATATATCCCCAGGGAGTCCAGGTACAAATCCCTATTAAAACCTAGAACCTGGACTCCTTTAAATTTATTTGCATAAAAAATATATTATTCTTATATTTGCATAGAGAAAAGAAATAAACTTTATTTTATTAACAATTTTAATATAGACGTTATGAATGATTTAAAAAATTTAAGCGAAATCCGCAACTTGCTTGTTGCCCACCCATTTTTTACTTACGACTATGCTGATGGTCTCTGGATTAACAAGGATTCAAAACATATCTGGGTCTACTCAATTGATCTGGATGATGATCCACTTGCTTCTTATATCTCTGGTTACATAATCGTATATTCTTCTGAGGAAGACTTATTCGAAAATCTAAAGGAAAACATTATCTCCCACATGGATCTAACAAAGGGTGCTGACGACCAATACTATGATTATTCTCCATCACAGGTAGAAGCTATCATATTTGGTATTCCTCAATTAACTCCAGAACATCAGGATTACATAATTACTGGACTCAAAAAACATCTCCGGGAATTCATCCAGGACGAGGAACAAGATGAGGACATGATATCTCAATATACGGCAATATATAATGCTCTCGAAAAATGGGAATCCGACAAAAGAGAAACCCAACTCTTTGATTCCCTGGCTGCATCAGAACTTATTAGACAACTTAATAAATAATCACTATGGTAAACTTATATAAACTCTTAAACGTATTGGAACAGGGCATGTCCTTGTTCCAACTCAATAAATGGAAAACCGAAGGCATCTGGTATCCTATTACTCAATACAAAAAGGAATCAGACGAAATTCAGGTAGTAACCAATTTATTTATTCCGGAACAAAAGGAATATCACATTCAACTTTCTGGAAATTATCCCGAAGAATCAGAAGCCTGGGACAAGTTTCTAGAGGAAAACCAATGGAAAATCTACCCATTACTTGCAAACATAATGCAAGTCTTCTTGCCCACAGGGAACTATCAATTATTCTATACTCAATATCCACAAGGATTCATATCCATAATCGCTAAGCCCCATGATAAGTAAAGAACTCAAATCACAAATAAATATTCTCAGGGAAACTAACCCAGAATATATTCAGACCCTAAAGGATTCCGTAATGGAATCCTATAAGGCAAAACTTCAGTCAATCAAACCAAGTTCTACCGAAGAAGAGGAACAACTTAATATCGAACTCAAGGACATAGTATTAAACATGCTATTTGGACCTTTCTATAACTATTTCGTATCAGAATACGTAGTATCAGATACTATATGGGAAGAACAAGATCAACTAATCGAGGACTTATATTATTACTTCAAATCATGACACCATATATTCAACAACAACTTAAAAAGCTATGCGATAATCCAAATTGGTATGACGATATGCTCATCTCATGGGATAAAAACCCAAGAAATCAAAGGGAAGCTATCTATAACTACCTTTCTCATGTACAACTAAATGGGTTACTAGAAAACACTCAGATAGTTTTTACATTCATAGATGGCGACATGAAACCAGCTTTCTATTTCGAAATTCCCAGAGATACCAATCGATATCTTATACTGGGAATCCTAGATGAAGTAGGTTATCCTCATTGCTGCCTATTAGGCCAACCAAAACAAATGTTTAACCCTCAACTCAATTAACATCATGAAACTAACAATAACAACTCTAGTAATCATTGAGGATACTACAGATTTGTCTGTACCTGAGGGAAGTATATGCTATCATTCATTCTTTGAAGACATAGAGAAGGCTAAAAAGGAAATCATAGATGACGTAAATCAGGTATATGCTCCAGGTGTAAAGTTCGAAACTATTGAACAAATCCAAGAATACTTCGATTATGTTCATCTCGAATCCCAAGAGATAAAACTTATTAGTACAACCACTGCTATAAAACAAATCTAATATGGAACCAATCGTAACAATAAACAACTACCCAATCGGATGGGAATGGCTAGACAACGTACCTTTAGAGGACTTTAACTGGCTAATCGAAATATTTGCTACAATGACCGATAATACAGAGACTTATGACTTTGTATTCTACGAAGATTCAGAAACCCTACCAGGCCATCTGAAGAGGATATGCTCAGTAGACAAGATATACTTAGCCAACTTCCTAAATGAAGACCAGGGCTACGAATCAGGTATATCCATGTACGGTCACTACATAGCATGCAAATGCCTTGACATATCCTCAGAAGAGGAATATATGAATCAATTAACCGATATAAGAATCCTAACTAACGAACTAGAGCCATGCTAACATCAGGTAAATTCTTAGTATCATTCGAAGTCCCGGGACCACTACCTGGGACTACCGAAGGCTTCTGCGAAGAAATGAACGTAGTGTACAGAACTGAGGAACTTAATACCTACCTCCGCTACCCCAAACAACAAATAAACCCATGGCATAAACACAGTACCTATATAAGGCTAAAGCTAAGAGAGATCCTCAAAGTAAACCTAACAGATATAACCATAATCGATATAATATCACTACCATGAATATCATCTATCACATAATCCGAATAATACTATCCGTAGGCACCATCCTAACCCTCATACGCAATGAGAAAATATACCAAGCCCACAAGCATACCCACCCAACAAACAAATTAAGGTATATAATATCACAAATCCTAATATTAATCCTATACACCTCATCACTAATCTTAGTATCCTACACATATAGGATTATACTAACCCACCTATAACCCAATACTCCCCTACCCAACACAAAAATAAAAAGAAAATCATATAGAGCCTAACTAAGCTACCATCCTAACTAAGGTACATATAATAAAATACCTAATACACATATACCCCTTATTATACTACATACATAATCAATATACCATAATACATATCAAGGTACCTCGCCGGGGGTTTTGGGGATTTAGGCAAACAAGGCAAGTGATAACCCCTCTACTATACAAAGCCACTCAACTCACTATATAGCCACTATACCATATAGCTCTACTACACACTTTAAAGGCAAACTCAAAAAGGCCTAAAAAGGCAAATAAATCCGACCATTAATGGCCCCTAATTTGCCTTATCCGAATTACCTTACCAAGCACTATTATATAATACATACTAATTAAAAATTCAAGGTAATATGAAACACAGAACCCACAAAGATTTCCCATCTTACCGATTCTATTCAGATGGTAGGATAATGAACAAAACAACCAATCATTTCATAAAGGTAAAGAGACATATGAAACTGATTGATGCTAAAGGTAAACGTAGAAGCATTACCGTTCAGAAATACTTTGCTCAGTTATTTCCTAACTTATATGCTTGGGAAGATCTAAGAGGTAAACCTAAACCTACCTATACCCCTATTAAGGTTAGTGATAGGAAACGTAGGAAATATAATCCTAAGTTCATTAAGGCTCTTCAGCAAGAGGCAAATTATAAAACTTGGGATGAATTATGTAAGGCCTATAATATACCGATGGGTAGTATAGGTTATTTATTAAAGAAAGGTAAGGATAACCCCAATGGTCAGGTAATAATTAATATTGAAAAGGTAATTATAAAGGGATAGGTAATAATGTCCTAGAGCTTTATGCAGTAATTTGCTTAGTATTTATATTAGCATTATTTGTAAAGCTCTAGGACAATTTTGTGATTAGGCAATCTCCATTAATGGCCCCTGGGGATTTTAGAGGGATAAAGGCAATCTAACCTTCAAGGCTCTTAGGTACCTCATAAGGCAATTAGGGTTATTGCATATATAATATATTATTTTTATATTTGCATTGTAATAATAACATTTTAAATAATAAACGTATGAAATTAGATGAATTACAAACCCGATTAACCCATCTCCTTACGGCCCTCTCCAATGAGGATTCTAGAATCATTCAAGGCTTTACTAAGGCTTTTATCGAAGATTTTACTCCAAATCAAACCTGGGTAATCTCTCTTACCGAAATCGAAGGCTATGATAAACCTCTAATAGAATACACTACCTGGGACGAAGAGAAGGATGGTCCTATACCAGGTATCAAACTTTTCAAGCATCTCAATATATTCCTTGAACGAGAATATTGCGAATACTAATCTTATAATACTTATTACAATGGAAACTAATTTCGAATACCTAATTCAAATCCTCAGGGATCCCTCATTAGACACTTGGACTCTAGAGGAACAACAGGAAATCAACAACTTAGATTTATCCCAGGGCTTACATCATTTCTTATATGATGCCCATACTGGTATAATAACCTACCAACCCAATAAGCTAAAATGGGTTTCATCGGATATTATATACCAATCAGACCATATAATAATCCTAGACTCAGACAGTACTATTTGCCTAGACTAATTTACCTAACCCAGAGCCTAACTAAGGTACCTGGGTTTTTACTTACGCTAACTTAGTAAGCCCTTATAGGCTAATCTATGAAACCCCTTTCCCCATAGGCTTACCATAGTCCATATATGGCCTTATTGAAATAGGACCAAGGGGTTTTATAGAGGGATATATCCCAAGGGCCTTAATTCTTTATCACCTTAGTCCATTAATGGCCTTATCAATATACAGGTATATAACACACTTCCTAGAGGACAGGCATAGGCCATATAGGAATATCCTTATACATATCATATATGCCCACTACAAGGCGTGCGAAGATTCTCCTTGTGAACCCCAAAATTAAGTGCAAAAATTAAGTCCTTTTTAGGGTGCAATAAATTTTTGAATTTATAGATTTTTCACAAAAATAATTTTGAAAATAAAAATATTCATTTTCTCAAAAAATTTTCTTGAAAATGTTTGTAGATTAAAATAAAGTCCGTATCTTTGCAATGTGAGAAAAACAAAAAGATATTTGAAAGATTTTATTTAAAACTTTTTAAGAAAATAATTCTCTAAAAATTTTGTAGATTAAAAAATAGTTCTTATATTTGCAATACAGAAACGAAATAAATAATACCTTATTAGGATAGTTTAAAAAGTCTTGAAAGTCTATTTGAAAAGGTAATAAAAATAATAAAACTTTCAAGCAATTTAATTATGAAAAATCAAATTAACAAAGTGAATGTAGAAAAAGCAAGTGTAAACAGCAAAGCAAATAGTTTAATAGCTTTAGACGTTTTAAAATCAGTCAAAGAAAAAAATCAAGGACTTTTTAAAACGGCTTTAGGGACAAAAACAGAGATTTATAAAAAAGAATTGTTTTTAGGAGCAAACGAAAAGCAAATAAAATCTTTGAGAAAAAAGTTTAGAAATGTTACTTTCAATTTTCTTTCAACTATCGCAACGAATGCAGATAAAAAACTAATTGATGGCTTTATAGACTTTTATAAACAAGTCTATGTTATAAATGATTTTTCTTTTTCTTCAATTGCAAGCGAAAACACAAAAGAAGAAAAGAAAGAGATATTAATAAAAGGGCTTGAGATTGTAAAAAAATCTTTGAAGTAAAACAAAATTAAAGTAGGGGAAATATTTCCCCTACTAACTAAAATAAATCATTTATAAAGATATGGCAGTATTTACACAATATTTAATTATTAATATAGCATTGTTTGTAATTATAGCTTATTTAGTTATTCAATGCTATAAAGATATAAAAGAAATTTTAAAAGACGATAACGAAACTTTTGAGGACTAAAAGAAAGCAAAGGGATAAATAAAAATGTTTGTCCCTTACTTTTTATTTTCAAATGTTAAATTTAACGTAACCGTACTCCCCTTTTAGTACCACAACTTTCGAAGCCCTCACATTAAGGGGTACCTTGAAGGCAAATACACATTTTTAGTACCAGGAAATTTTGACACCTCGTATTAGAGGCATGCCAAGATATCCCACACCACACATGCCCACATAACACACAAAGAAGCCAGAGACCTAATATCCCTGGCTCTCATCCACCTTATCCCTCTGGTAGATTACAATATCAAAGTTCTTTCTATAAACCAAAAACTTATAAAGATATGGAAGAAACATTATTCAAACTAGCACGTGCAATTACAGATACAGGTACAGATACTGTATCTTCAGAGGGTGGTACTATAACCTACCGTATCACTTCCCTCAAAAGGAAACTGGTAAATGGCAAAGTAGTTTCAACCTCTACACCCTCTTGTACTTTGGGCTCAGCCTCCGTAAGTTGGGCTATTTGGGGAGGAGTTACCGTTGGAGATGGTTACTTAGATGTAAAAATTAACTATTCAAAAAATACTGGGTCCTCAAGGTCTACTACTCTGACATTTACCCAAAATGGGTCTAATAACAAAATCAATCTCACAGTAACTCAGAAGGCTGGTGTAACCTATAGTGGATACATAAAAATGGTTTCAAACACATTGCCTTTAGGTAGTGATAAATATAATACTGCTCAAATCCTTGTGATGGCCTATTTAAAGGGTAGTGATGGGTCTAAAAAGCCAGAAACTCCCCATGTGGGTAATGCTCCCGATTGGTGCTCAGTATCCGTTGCCCCAGTGGATACTCTTGAGAACCATTACATGTTATCCCTGACCGCTTTATCGAGTAATCAAACTGGAGCTAACCGTTCAGGGCATATCTTCTTAACCTGTGGGGATGCTAACCTTAGTATACCAGTAACTCAGAAGTCACAAGAGGCTTCAACATTCACTCTCTCTGGATTGCCCACAGGTACAGGCTACTATCTCTTTGGCAGGGGAGCTAGGCCACAGAATACATCATCTTCAGATAATATGTATATACAGGGTATCTCAGCAACTGGTACTACTACTATGAGGATTCCATTCTATGCCAATGACTCAGAACCTGGTTCTCTAATAGAATGTACTACTGGAGATAAAGTAGCTGTATATACTAAATCAGGTGATACCTGGATATCAGAGGGGTCATTTATAGTACCAAGTGCAGGAGGAACAGTATCAATATCTAAAAACATTATACATTATGGAAAATAAAGTTCTTAAATTAGGGGGGGGGAGATCTACCCAAGATGTATATGCAGAAATAAGACAGGGAAACTCTGAGAGATGGACAATACAATCTCAAAAGCGTAAGTATGTAAATGGCAAATTGTCCGGGGTTATTGAAGTTGGTTATTCTGCTAGCATCAATACCCCGGACTATGTTCTGGAGGAAGACAAAAGTAACAATGAAATTCAGATTACTGCACAAGATGACGGTACTTCTGGGCTTTGTATACTTACACAAAATGAATCTGGTAATAAAATAAATCTACACCTTACTACTCCCGAAGAAAAAGAATATTGGGAAATACGTTTTAATCCTATAACCATCAATGGAGTAAACACGAGTGTTTTTTTTAAGGCTACTACCAATATTAGTGGCGAAGGTGGACCTATGGCTGATGGTAACAGAGATAATAAGAATTGGATAGTAAATCAAAATAGATATGCTATTAATGTCTATATTGCTAACCTGTACCCGGGAAATTTCGAAATGTTGTCTTGGTCCTGCCTTGATAAGAATGGTAATGCTTTTAGTCCTAGCTACAATTTACCAAGTAATTCATACTTTACAATAAAAACAACTGGATTGGGTTCCTATACTCTTACAAAAGTTTCAACTCCCTCTGCTAGCAGTGATACTCCTATACTCTCCAGTAGGTTTAACCCCACTAAAAAATATCCATTAGATTTGAATTTTTATTGGGTAGGTCCAACTTAATACCTGTATTAAGATAATATCCCAATTATAAAAGCAATTACCCAGAATATAAGAGCCAGTGTATATGCAACAGAATATCTATGCCATGGATACCAGCAGGTAATATAAGAATCTACTTTTAGTATTTCTGGATGTTCTTCCTCGTATTTTTTATCCTCTTCTCTAGAACTGTATTTATGAAATACATAGAAAGGTAAGAATACGAGGAAGATTATTAGAGCAACTGGGAACAAGAGTAGGAGAAGAATCTCCCACCCTTGCATTGATGACCCAGCATAATTACCATCTCTGTCAAAAAAGTATCTCATAGTAATTTGTATTTTATGTATCTGATTAATAGATAAATTGGAAATAGAGGTAATACTATCCATACCGAGATGAATAAAACGAGAGAGTGTATTTTGTGAGTATAGGGTAAATAATCCAAGCAAGCCCTTACAAAAAATACCGTGAATGGCAAACATACCAAGTAAATTATCGCTAATACCGTAGTCATCATTGTTCTTTGAAGTATTTGTTAATAATCTTGGTAAGCTTCTTATCAAATTCAATCATCATATCGAAAGCTTTCGAATCTTTCATACTTCTCATCTCCTTATCAAGTAATTCTATGTTTCTCTTAATTGAGAAATAGGCCTTATATGCAAGGAATACTCTTTCATTTTCTTCGGTAAGCGGACGAACTTCTCCCTTTTGCCCATCCAATCTTGGATATGTATCATCAGGACCCAAGGTTCTTGCAACTTTTACTCGGTTACTGAGCATTGCGAATCCACCTTTTTTATCAATAGATTCCACTGTAACTTTCTCAATGATGGGTCTTCCAGATAATGTGAAGAGAACCTCATCCCCCTCTTTAAGCTTTTTGATTTCTTTCTTTTCTTTTTTCATATATCTTTATTTATTAAGAATTTTTCTCTATGCAAATATACGAAATTATTTCTTATTTATTGCATTATCAATCATATTTTTAATAAATTCATAGGCATTGCCCCGGTAATCTTCTAGCATTTTGTATTCCTGTGGAGATAGAATTACTCCGTTTACTTTAAAAAGCTTTCTTAGATGTTCTGGTATAGTGCCTTGGTGAGTGATGTTATTATAACGGATAATGAAAAGCTTCTCTCGGTCTTCATCAATAACTCCCAGAGTGTTTACTGGTTGGAGTTTAGTTTGGTAAATACCACCAAAAGCCGAGGGCACCATTAAAATATTTCCAGGAATTTTAGTTACCCAGTGAGAATAATCTGGAGTAATTACCGCAATTTTACCCTCTTTCTCAAGCTCTTTATCATAAGCTAATCGATTAGACCAAAAAGCACATTGAAAACAAATTTGTTTTCTTGCCATAAGTTGAGGGATTTCCCGAGTTTCATCAAATTCCTCTAAATTAATAGGCTTGCCACATATCTGGCACTCATTTTTCTTGTCCATATTGCATTATTTTATAAGTTATATATGATAATAGAACCTCGAAACATATTGAAAATGGGTTATAAGCAATACTTTTGTTACTAAAATTGAACCATTAAAACTGATAAGTTATGGATAAACTAACAAATGAAATGATTAAAGACCTTGCTATTCGCTTAGGTCTAGAACCTGCTCTATTGAAGGCTGTCCAATTGGTGGAAGCAGCTGGTAGAGACGGGTTTTTAGCTGATGGTAGGCCTCAAATTCTCTTTGAGGGTCACATTATGTACAAAGAAGTACATAAGAAATTCCCTGACAGAGATTTAGCTTACCTTTGTAAGAGATATTCTACGATTTTCTTCCCTAAATGGGATAAATCGAAGTATTTGGGAGGTGTACACGAGTATAAGAGACTCGAATTAGCCAAAGAAATTGATGAAGAATGTGCATTAAAGTCTGCAAGTTGGGGTATGTTCCAAATTATGGGCTTCAATCACCATCTTTGTGGATGTAAAGATGTCTTCGAATTTGTTCACAAGATGTCTGAATCTCATGAGAAACAATTGGAACTCATGTATTATTTCATGAATAACTCTGGTTGTTTGAAAGAACTCAAAGCAAAAGACTGGGCTGGCTTTGCCAGAAAGTATAATGGTCCTGGGTATGCCCAGAATGCCTATGACCAAAAGTTAAGAAATGCTTACGAAAATTTCAAAGATAAGTTATGAAAAGATGTCATTTTAACAGCTGGGTAGCAAAGGTATTCCTTTTCCCCAGTTACAAGGCAATAACTATGTTGTACAACTCTTTTTTCAAGCATAGAGTAGAGGAGTGTAAACCGGATGATATCAACCATGAGAGAATCCATCAGGTACAACAGATTGAGTGTAGTATAGTCGGTTTGATACTTGGTATCATACTCTGGGTATTATTCGATATATCCTTCTGGTGGGTAGTAGTTCTCTGTTTTGGTCTCTTCTACCTTTGGTATATTATCGAATATCTTCTCATTCTGTGTTTTGCCAAATGGGATAAACAGAATGAAAGGTATCATGATGTAAGTTTTGAAGAAGAAGCTCACAATAATGATAAAAATCTGAGTTATTTGGAAGACCGTAAACCATTTGCTTGGATTAAGTACATCAAATTGAGAAGTTACAAGAAATGAAAAAGTTAAGGGTATTGGGAGTGTGCGCTGGACAGGGTGCACTCCTGTTCCCTTTTAGGGAAAATTTGCTAGGGAATATAGAAATAAGAGGAGTATTCCATACTCCAGGTGAAGAACAATGGAAGTTGAATTTTGGTGATATACCCTTTTATAAAGGATTCTGTTTACAAGAGTTCGATAAGAAAATCGATATAATTATTTCATCTCCAGACTGTGGTGCATCTTCGGTAATGAGGTTATCTAAAGTAAAGGAATTAGGTAATCCCAAAGATAACCGAAGTTTAAATCTAGTAATTGCAGCAATATTAGAGTATAAACCCAAGATATTTCTTATAGAAAATCTGCCTCGTTTACTATCTTTGCTTCCTAAAGATTTCTTTGAGGAAACATTTAAGGACTATAAATTAGTTTTTCACGAAAGGTCAGTTTCCGACTATGGAAACTCCCAAACCTCAAGGAAACGTTTAGTTATCATTGGAGTACATAAAAAGACCGGTAAGAAATACTTGAATGCTTTTAATGAAGTATTCCAAGTAAATACTCCAACAATTACTAGAAATCTACTAAAACCACTAACATTCTCTCAGGAAAATAATACTAATCAAATCCCGTTTATAAGTAAAACTTTGGCAATGTATGATTATCGAAAGCTACCTGAGAAGAAAAATCTTACCGTTGCAAAGATACATAGGCTCTGGGTTAGAGATTTCAGAGATGAAAAGAAGTGGCCAATCAAAACTGCAAAGATGAGTACTCTCCCAGGAGTATACCGATTAGAGTATGACAAACCACCCTTAACTCTTAGACCTGCGGATAGGCAATTTAGACCGGATGGTTATCCTTTGGGGATTGAGGATTTTAAGGCAATTATGGGATTCCCAAAGAAATTCAAAATTTACCTTCACAAAACCCTGGGTACATTTGAAGGTGATTTTAAGGATTACCATTACTGGCTTAACAAGGCAAGGTACACAATTGCCAAAGGGTCGGTTTATGAGGTAGGGGTTTGGTTCAAAAAATGCCTTAAAAAGGTACCTTAATCTCAACGTTTGTATAAGCTTTAGCTTATATACGCATGCGCGTAATAAGAGTATATACATAGTATATATACTCTTATTTATATGTACGATATGCTATATGATTGTATATTGTTATACTGTAATAGGAATAGGATATTATCTCACTTCGTTCGATAAAGGTAATCGCTAAGCGATTACCGAATAGATAGTATCATTAAAGGCGTGCGACTATTTCGATTTGAAATTTAATAACACCGAATTATGAGAATGATTAATGCAAAGTACCCAATTACCGAATTGAACATTAACAATATCCTTAAGTTCTTTCGGATTATCTATCGGAATTTACCTTCGATACGTTTTGAGATTATTGAAACTAATCGTACTTTTCAATTCAAGTTCCACATCATTAAGTCAAACTTAAGTCAAGTAGAACGATATTGGTTGAAGAGTAAGATTAAAAAATTCATCAAGTATGAAGACGTTTAAGAATGCCTTGTTTATTGTACTTCTAGGATTTACTATTTACCTTTGCTTCAGGAATTACAAACTTTCTCGAGAAGTTAATTCACTGGAACAAGCGGTCAATGAAATCCCAGATACAGTTTACAAAGACAAACCATTCAAACCAGAGAAGAAGTACTCTGAAGAAAATGAACCAGATAGAATCTTAGTTTACGACAATAGGCAGTCAACTCTCTTTCCTGATTCCATGCTAAGGCAGCCAGTTATCAGTAAACAAGATTCACTGGTTCAGATTGTATTGAAGAAGAATCAGTTGAACTTAAGTCTACTCAATCAACAGACTGGAACTTATTCAACTAGACTGTTCAATATCAATCTGGATAAGTACAACTATAACTGGTATGAAGGTCAATTAACTCGGAAGAAAGTTGCAAGGTTATCACTTAACCCTTACGTTTATGGTAAGTATAGACCTTTCAATAATCTCTTCGATATAGGAGCTGGTCTTTCAATCAAGACTAAGAGATTTAATTACAAACTCGGAGTCAATGCCTTTTACTATCCGAAGATAAAATCGGGAATTGGTACTGACATCGAATTTCAAATAACGTATAATTTTTAAGTATGGCAAAGACTATCTCAGAAACTAGAACTACTTTAACTCGAGAAGAGTTATCAAATCTCTCAAGGGTTACAGTAGATGTTTTCTTTTTCAGTCTTTTCTGTTATGTGATACATCCAGTAAGGGGAAAGGTAAGGTTCGAACTTTACCCATTTCAAAAATCGGTTTTGTATAATTTTATTGCTCAACGTTTCAATATCATTTTGAAATTTCGTCAGGCAGGTATTACAGAATTGATTTCTATGTACTGTCTTTGGTTGGCGATGTACCATCCCAACAAAAAGATAAACATTATTTCTATCAAGGATACCACTGCTAAAAAAGTACTTAAGAAGATTAAGTTCATGTACAAAAATTTACCCTGGTACCTTCAAACTCCCATTATAAACGGTAGGGCTGGTGAATACGGATCAGCATCCATGATAGAATTTGATAATGGGTCTTTTATTGAATCAATTCCGACATCATCCGAAGCCGGTCGTTCGGAATCTCTTTCCCTTTTGGTAATTGACGAGGCAGCAGTAGTTAGATGGGCTGCTCAAATTTGGGCTGCTGCTTTTCCTACTCTTTCCACTGGTGGAGCTGCCATCGTCAATTCCACTCCTTATGGAGTTGGTAACTTTTATCATTCAACTTGGGTAGATGCCATTGCTGGAGGTAACCCCTTCAATCCCATTCGATTATACTGGCAGATGCACCCGGAACGAGATATAAATTGGTATAACCAAATGTCTTCTGCTTTGGGTGCAAAACGAACAGCACAAGAAATAGACGGTGACTTCTTGTCATCAGGTAATACAGTCTTCGATTTAGCTGATATTAAGGCTATCGAAGACTGCCTTAGTGATTATCCAGTAATAAAGAAAAGATTCAATGGTCAATACAGGCAATTCTGTGAACCAGAATCTGACAAAGAATATTTCATTGGTGCTGACGTTGCAACTGGTAGAGCTTCTGACTATTCCTCATTCACTTGTATGGATAAGCTAGGAGAAGAACAAGCAATATATAAGGGAAGAATGGCAGTAGGGGCTTATGCTAAATTACTTGGAGATACCGGGCAATTGTATAATTGGGCTACTATAGCTCCGGAATCTAATGATGTGGGTTTAGCAGTAACCTCTAAACTTCAAGATGAAGGTTATCCAAAGCTGTACTACTACCAAAAAATGCTTAAGAAAAAGGGAAAGAGTAGACCAGAAATGGACCAATCTCCTGGTTGGTTAACTACACAAAAGAATCGTTCAGTGATAATAGAAAACTTAGAAGAAGATATCAGAAATGATAACGTAATCATAAAGGACCCATTCTTTGTTCAGGAAGCTTATACTTTCATCTATGATGGTTTAGGTAGACCTGTTGCAATGGGTAAACATAGGGCTAACAATTCAGCTGTAGATGTAGACCTTGAAGGAGACGTATATGCCGATGATGATATCTTTGGAAAAGCAATATGTAATCACATAAGGAAAGGAAAAACTAACGTAATCGTACAACCAAGATGAAAAAGTACTTCAATTTTAGTTGGGGTTGGGGACGTAAGAAGGACCCTCCCAAGAATGGTACATCCTCTAATAAAGAGGAGAAGCCTGCCACATCGATTTCGCCTGGTAGGGTTTCAGTTGACGATGATAGCGATAACTTAATTACATCATTACAAGGGTTGACTAAATTAGTTGAACCCTCTTTTCGTGTTGATGTGATACCTTTAATTCGGGATTTATATAAAGTAAATCCTGATATGGGCATCGCATTGCAAGATATGTTTAAGTTAGCTAACACCAGTCATACAGTAACTTTCCCTAATAATACCGATGAAGAGGCTTCAAAGATGAGAGAACATCTTAAGAAAGCCACCAAGGGATGGACCAGATATACTGCTGGTATAGATGGTTTAGTTAACAAAATGATTGTTCAACTTCTTGTAAGTGGGGCAATATCTGTAGAAGGCGTACCAAATGACAAGCTTGATGGTTTGGCTACTGTATTATTCCTTAAGCCAGAGCATATCAAGTTTAAACGTGAATTAAATGGGGTGTATGCTCCTTACCAAAAGAATATAAATTTCTTTGTTAAGCAACAAGATTACATTAAGCTTAACCCAGAAACCTACTTCTATGTTGGTATGTTCAATGATACCGATGAACCTTATGGAGTTCCTCCATTTATGCCTGCATTGGATTCTCTCAAAGGACAAAATGATATGAAGATTAACTTCAAACATATCATGGAGATTTGTGGTATGGTTGGTTTCTTAGAAGCTAAGATGCAGAAATCTCCACAAAGGCCAAATGAGAGTATCAAATCTTATGAATCCAGATTATACCATGAACTCAATATCCTTAAACGTAATGTTAAAGAGGGTATGAAGGATGGGGTAGTTGCTGGTTACATAGATGACCATGAATTCAAACTAAATTCTACTACTAAGGAGCTCGGTAATATCGAGAAGCCTTGGAATATGAACCAACAATCTGTAGCAAATGGGTTGGGAGTTAATGGCTCTATCATTGGGGTATCATCTACTACTGGTGAAGGTGCAACTGGTATAATGCTGTCTAAGATGATTAGCCAGTTAAAAAATATCCAAATGCTTGTAGCTTATGTATTAGACCGACTTTATTCTCTAGAACTGCGTCTGGCAGGCTTTAATAATAAGGGGATGAAGATTGATTGGGGAACTTCTACAGTTTCTGATGAAGTTAAAATCCAACAAGGTCTTCAGTATAAGATACAGAACCTTGACTTATTGTATAAGGCTGGTATCATTAGTCAAGAGCAATATGCTTGGGCAATGGGTTATGATTCTCCTGATGAGAAAGAACCAAGAGTTTCACTTGAGGACCAATTTGCTAAGGGAGGTAATATAGACCCACAAGAAGGAACTAAGAAGAAACAAAGGCAAGATGATAAAAACCAATCTGCTCGTAGGTCAAGAGATAAGAATAACCCGGCTCCTTCTCGAGGAGACCAAAATACTAAAGCAAGATGAGTAAATTTACAAAGAAAAACAAAGAGCATCTTGATTCTATGGTGATAGGTCAAGGCCATACCATTATGGCTGGGTATATCCCAGAAGCAGTGGGAGCCAAGGCTTTCTCAGAGAATTATTACAAATGGAAAAATCCTACACCGGATTCCATTGCTCAATTTGGGTTTTGGGGAGGGGATATAGATTATAATACTTACTATCCCAACCTAGACAAATCGGAACTAACTCCTAAGGACGAAGAGTTTATCGAACCAATGTTCAGATTACTTTCAGAAACGATTGTATCTAAGAATTGGAACCCGACAGACTTTGGACAGAACGGAGTACTAAAGGCTTCTATGAAGATGTTGCTTGGTCAAACAGTAAACTGTGACCATGAAACCAACATTGGTAATGCTATTGGTGCTGTATCACAAGTAATGTGGCAGGAATCCTATAAAGACGGTAGCTTTACTATACCCGCTGGTATCAACGGTATTCTGAAAATCGATGGTAAGGCAAACCCAAGAATTGCTAGAGGCATCCTTATGGAGCCACCTTCAATTCATAGTAATTCAGTTACTGTACAATTTAAGTGGGATAAATCCCATCCCCAAATGGAAGATAACGAATTTTATCAGAAACTGGGTACTTATGACTCTAAGGGAGTTATGGTACGTAGAATGGTTACTGAAATTGTTCGTTACCTTGAGACCTCACTAGTTTCACATGGTGCTGATTCATTTGCCCAGAAAATTGGCTCGGATGGTAAAATCATTAACCCAACCTTTGCCAAAAGAACTTGGGCATCCTATGAAGAGTATAGAGATGATAAATCGAAGCAATACTTCTTTACTGATTATAAATCAGATTTAACATCATATCAAGAAAAGAACGATACTCAGGGTTCTTTTAATGATAATGATGCCAATGATAATCATTCAAATAAAGATAACATGAACGAATTACAAAAATTTCTTGAAAGCCTTTTTGGGGATAACATGCTTACCCTGGAAGAAGGTAAAGAGATGAATCAGGAAAATGTAATTGCCTGCATTCAGACTTTGGTATCATCCAGAAACGAATTGCAAACTTCGGTAGATAATCTTACTACAGAGAAAACTTCTCTTACGGAACAGATTACCAACTTGAATGCTGAAGTAGCTAACTTGAAGGAAATGGCAACTGTAGGAAAGAATCACATTGCTTCTCTCCGTGAAAATGCCGTAGAAACTTACAAGAAGTTGATGGGTGATAAGGTAGATGAGACAATCGTTACGATGCTCAATGCCGAGACTACTGGTATTACTACTCTTGTTTCCTTGACAAAGGATTACCAAGCTCGCTTGGAAGAGAAGTTCCCTCTCACTTGCTCAAAATGTGGTTCTAAGGACGTCAACCGTGCTTCCTCAATTGCTGAGGATGATACCGAGGGTAAAACTGGAACCCAGGGTACTGATACCCAACGGAATTCAGAATCTCCGAGTACTAAGAATGTAATCGATAACTTGTATCGAAACAAAATCAAATAACTAATATAAATAATCCGCGTTATGGAAAAAACTAAAATCGTAAACGACCCTCAGCAACTTACTCTCTTTGGGGAAAGAACCCCGAGAGCGGTGATTTACAAAAGTGAGTCACACAAATTGCACCAGGCTTTCAATGTTAAAGCTGGAGAGAAAATCGTACAGGGTATGCCAGTAGCTTTGAATGAAGAAGGTTTGATTTACCCTTGCACTGATGTAGCTACTCAAGTTTATTTGGGTGTAGCAGTAACGGATAACGTTAACCCTGCTTATCAACCTCAAAGAAATTTCCCGGTAGAGGTAACAGTAGCTATGGAAGGTTACATGATTTGTAACTGGGTATCAAACGAAAATATCGAAGCTGGCTATGTAACTCCCGATGGAGAATTGCTTAACGATAGATTCGTAAAAGCTAACCCAGCAACTTCAACCCAGTTCATTGCCCTTAATCCAGCAGAAGAGGCAAATGAGGTAATTCAAGTACTCATCAAATAAGAGAAAAGAAGTTATGGAAAATAAAATAGATATTACAAAGTTGAAGGCTCAGGATTTTATGAATGAGCTGCCGGAAATGGTAAGAAGCTTGGAAGCTGTTCGTTCCGGTTCACAGGACAAGAAGCCTGTAGAGGTAACTTTTGGAGAATTGGTTACCGGTAAATGGGGTATTTCAGAAGATGAACTTTTTGAAAAGATGGGCATCAATCCAAAAGTGGACACGATGCAGAACATCTTTACAATGCCCCAACAGAATATTCGTTGGATTGTTCCGGAAATCATCCGTGCTGCTATCACATTGGGTATGCGCCAGGCTCCGTTCTATCCAAATATCATTGCATCTGACCAACCAATCAATGGTTTACAAGCAATCATGCCGATGGTTAACATGTCGGATGCTGCCCCTGCAAAGGTTAATGAGGCAGAAACTATCCCATTGGGTGATGTTAGCTTCGGACAGAAATCAGTTAGCCTCTTCAAAATCGGAAAAGGTTTCAAACTTACTGATGAAGTTCGTAACTATGTTTCGCTCGATGTCTTGGGAATCTACCTTCGTGATTTTGGCGTTCAGTTGGGTTATGCTCTGGATACTCTGGCTATGGACGTTGCTATCAATGGTAACAACCCTGATGGCTCTGAGTCTGCCCCGGTAATCGGTGTATACGAAACAACTAATGGTATCACTTACAAAGACCTTCTGCATATTTGGGTACGTGCTGCTCGTATGGGACGTAACTTCCAAACTATGATTGGTGGTGAAGACCAGGCAATCGAAATGCTGAACTTGCCGGAATTCAAGGATCGTCACTCTGGTACTACAGAAGCTACCCTGAATGTTAAGTCTCCTGTTCCCAAGAATGCTGACTTCTACATTCACCCGGGTACACCCGACCAACAGTTGCTGTTGATTGATACATCTGCTGCCTTGATTAAGCTTACTGCTCGTCAGTTGATGCTTGAATCTGAAAGAATCGTTTCTAACCAGACTCAGGCAATCTATGCAAGCTTGACTACTGGCTTCTCTAAGATGTACCAGGATGCAACTCTGTTGCTGGCTGCTGACAAGAAGTTCTCAGAATTCGGCTTCCCCGAGTTCATGAACGTAGACCCATATTTGATGGTTAACCTAGAATAATAAGGGACGTCCGGTTTCATCTATATAAATTCCCTGAGAGGGTAGGTAACTAAAAAAAAAAGACCTATCCTCTCTTTAATCATTTTTAAATCTTAGGAAATATGGCTAAAGATAAATATACAGTAACTGTGGGACCAAGAGCTTACAGTTTTCATGACCAATCAACTGGTATTACCGTTTGTAGAGGAGAAGACAAGGAACTCTCTCGTCGTCAATTCCGTGCACCAAAGATTCAGAAGGCAATTGCCTCTGGCCATCTGATTATCATTGCTGATAAATCAGAAATCGAAAAGTATTCAGAGGCCGACATCGAAAAGTTGGATAAGAGACTGAATGCTCAGTTCAAGAAAGGCATGACTCTTGAAAAACTTGCAAAGGGCTATTCTCTGGAAGAACTGAAACTGGTAGCAGGTCTTCATGAAATCGTTGCCGAGAAAGATGATACAGTAGAAACAATTCTTCAGGCTTTGCTGGAAGAATTCGAATCCTCTTCTAAAGGGTAATCTATGAAAATTACATAAGACAGACTAATATGAATAACAATCTGGACTTTTTGTACGTTACGTCAGGTCTGGAAGTTTCATTCAGAGTCATATCCAAAGTCCCGGCCAAATCTATTTTTGACTGGGACTTTGGCGATGATAAGGGAGAGGTTTTCAATGGTGGAAGACATGTTTCCTATTCTTATGAAACTCCCGGTTTCTATACCGTAACATTACATGTAACTAACTCTAGCGGTTTAGATATCACCGTAGATAAGACTCTGGTAGTTTGTGATTATGGGCATACGGCATTAGCCGATACAATATATAACTTAATCGACCATTATATCCCTTCAGAAATATCCGATGGGATGACCAGGGAAGAGAAATCTATTTACATCACTAAGTGGCAATATTACATTGGACCTCTAGTAAACCATACAATTGCACCAGATAAGTATACGGATGAATTATGGTATGAAGCACTAGAAAACCAATTAATAATGGAATTGGCTGCCTGGGATTTTCTCAATGTGAAGATACTTAATCTATTAACGAGTACTTCCGAATACTTAAGTCAATTAACTTCTACCAAAGAACAAACTGGTGATGGTACTTCTAAACCCGAACTTGCCCGAGGTGATAGGATTAAACAAATCACTACTGGGCCTACTGAAGTGCAATATTATGATACCTTGGCAGATGCTACAAGTTCCCTATGGAAAACACTTTCTCAAGCAATGCAACCAGGTGGATTAATAGATGAATTAAGAAAGAACCTTTGTATGTTAGCTTCACGATTGGAAATCTACTTACCATTCTGTGATGAAGTATTCAGAACCGTAGTTCCTAAAGTAGTTAACAGAAGGCAACCTGGAGTATTAGATGGACCCAACCCAAGTGCTCCAGTAAAAGGTGGTAAGAAATCAATCTTAACTAAGTTATGACAAAAGAACCCTGGAGAATGGTAAAGAACCGCTCTTGGGATAGATACAAGAAAATTATCACTGACTTCTTAGATTGGGATGCTGGTAGACAAACCATAACTTGGGCCAAACATGTTAATCAGCTTCTCAGTCATGCCGAAGACAGTATACCTAAATATTATAACATCCAAATCGAAGCATTGTGTTACTACAATGCTTTCAGAAACTGGCCTATCAACAAGGCAACCGTCTCAGGAGAATTGGATGACGAAAACTTATCAATACTAATTTCTAAATCTTATATAGAACAAATCGGTTATCTTACACCGGAGGGTTATTGGGATTTTAATTGGGAACAAGATAGGTTTGTAATTAATGGTATAACGTATAAGCCTTCTGGAGATACTCAGACTGCTCAGGCAAAGGATGAGGCCCTAGTTTTCATGGTTATCCTAAAGAGAGACCGAGATACCAAAATTGAATTTGTAGAATAAAACATTAAGTGTATGGCAAAGATGTTAGTACTGAGGTGGACCCCAATTACTACTTCCAGTGGAATCTGGTTTGATAGTAATCTGGTTATCCTTAATGGTACATCTGGAGTTCATATTGAAATGAAAGGTAATGGCAATGATGTAACGGCATTTCAATCAATGACCGGAAACAAATTTGTCACCTGCTTTCAAGATTACTTCGGTGATATCTGGGATAAAATAATACCTCATCCTGGTATAGGCCAGGTAATGAAATTCCGTGTAAATAAGCTTCCTGATTATGCTTGTATTCGGGGGGATATAGAAGACGGTGGAGATGTAGATCCAGAAAATCCGAATATACCAATGAATGCCTTCTGTGGTTCAGAGGGAGAACCATTCAGGGATATAGATTCGGAATTCTTACTGGGTCGTCAACGTTCAGTAATTAATCCTTAAATTTTATAAATATGTATGTAAGTAAATATTACACCTGCGAAGAGATTGACCAGCGGTTGTTACAGGGTTACTATGATGACTTTGTTCGTGCTGGCTTTGGGGGAACTATAAATGAGTTCTGGGCCTTCGTACTTTCTATCAAGAATAAGGTAGATAAGAAAGAAGGATACGACTTATCGAAAAATGATTTTACCGATGAGTTGAAGGCTAAACTTGATGGCATCGAAGAACATGCAAATTATATCACTAAAGTTTCTCAGCTTGAGAATGATTTGAAATATCAAACTGAGGAAGAAGTTAAACAGATGATTAGTGATTTGGTTGATGGTGCTGATGATGCCCTTGATACTCTTAAAGAGTTGGCAGAAGCATTGGGCAATGACCCCAACTTTGCAACTACTATCACTAATAAATTAACCGACCTTCGTACTGCTTTAACCGAAGAGGTTAATCGTGCTAAGGAAGCCGAAGCTGCTCTGGGTGCTGCAGTAGCTGCAGTTCAGGATAACCTAGAATATGGGTTAGACCAAATCAATAAGAAGATTGATACCGTTAAGGCAGACTTAAAAGCTGAAATCGACCGAGTTGAGAAGAAGGTAGATAAGAATGCTGAAGATATCAAAGACCTTGAAGATAAGGTAAATCAAGGTAATGGTGAACTTGAGAAGGAACTCAAGGATCTTATCCAAAAGGAAAAAGATGAACGTATTGCTGCCGATAATGAGATTAAGGAAAGTGTAAATGACCTTAAAACTCTCCATATCAATGATAAGGCATCCCTTGAGTCAAAGATTGCAGAAGAAACTGCAAATCGTACTAACGCAGATACTGTACTGGATTCTAAGATTAACGAAGAAATCACTAATCGCCAGGCAGATACTTTAGCTCTTCAAGGTAAAATTGACCAAGAGAAGGTAGACCGTCATTCTGAGGACCAAGTTCTTCACAATGAAATCTCTAAAGAGGTAACAGACCGTACCAATGCAGATAATGCTCTTCAAGGTAATATTGATAAAGAAGTTCAGGCCCGTACTGTTGCAGACCAAGTATTACAGAACAATATCGATTCAGAGGCTACTACTCGTGCTGCTCAGGATTTAGTTCTTGAACACAAAATCGAAGATGTAAAAGAGCAGGGTGTAGAAGACAAGGAGCAATTGCTTAATGCTATTGCTGCCGAGGCTGCTGCTAGAGAAAAAGGTGATAAAGATCTTGATACTAAGAAAGTAGATAAACGTGAAGGCTATTCTTTGACTAAGAATGACTTTACCGATATACTCAAAGCTAAACTTGATGGAATTGAGGAAAAGGCAAATTATATTACGCATCTTTCTCAGCTTATCAACGATTCTGGTTTCCAAACTGAGGAAGAGGTAAATGCAGCTATCCAAAAGATTATTGGTTCTGCTCCAGAAGTACTTGATACTCTTAAGGAAATTGCTGATGCCCTTGGAAATGACCCCAACTTTGCTGCTACCATTACCAAGAAATTGGCTGCAATCACAGAACAGGTTAACCAAGAAATCGAAGACCGAATTGCGGGTGATGAGGCAAACAGTGCTGAGGTAGCTGCTGAAGTTCAAGCTCGTAAGGATGCTGATACAGCTCTTGAAACTAAACTGAAAGAATATGTAGACAATAAGTCTGCTATTGGTGATGCTGCTCTTGGAGTTGTAAAAGACAATCTTAACAAGGAAATCCAAGACCGTAAAGATGCAGATGCCGCAATTCAATCTAGCTTGGATAAAGAGATTGCCGAAAGAAAGACTGCAGATGAAGCCTATACTCAAAGTCTGGCTAACGTTAACCAACGTATTTCAGACTTGGCATTGAGTATGCAAGAGTCTATCAATACATTGCGTAATGAGCTTACTGAGCAGGTAAATGCAAATACTACTGCTATTGCCACTAACCAACATAGTATTGAAAGAAATTCAGAGGCAATCACAAACTTAACTAAGACTGTAGGTGATAACTACAAGGAAGTTAAGGATATGATTAACGAAGAAATCATTGATCGTACTAATGCTGATAGTGCCTTGAGTTCTCGTATCGATACTCTCAATATCGACCTTAATACTGAGAGTGTAGAAAGAAAGGCTGCCGACCAAGTTCTCCAGGTTAACTTAGATAAAGAAGTAGCAGACCGTACTGCAGCTGATAAAGCTTTGAGTACTGAGTTTACTGCTAAGTTGGATAATACCAAACAAGCTTTGGAATCCGAAGTAGGTAATATTAACACTAAGCTTGAACAAGAAAAGGAAAATCGTATTGCTGGTGATAATGCTTTGGGAGTTCGTATTGATTCTCTAGAGGCAGGTAATACCGATGCTATGAATGAACTAAAAGCAAAGGTAAATGCCAACACTACTGCTATTAATGCAGAGAAAGACCGAGCAATTGCCAAAGAGACTTCTCTTGAGGCCAAGATTGATACCAACCTTCAGAATCACAAGGATGATATGGCTGGTATTAATAAGGATATCCTTACCGAAAAGAATGACCGCTTAGCTGGAGATACTTTACTTCAAACCAATATCGATAAAGAATCAACTGAAAGAGCTAATCAAGATACTCTTATCAGTAATGCTGTTGCTCAGGAGAAAGCAGATAGAATTGCTGCAGACCAGGCAATGGACGATAAGAAGGTAGATAAGGTAGATGGCAAGGTACTTTCTTCAAATGATTTCACTGACTTGCTGTATGCCAAGTTGGATGGCATCGAAGAACATGCAAACTATATCACTAAGGTTTCTCAGTTATTAAACGATTCTGACTTTCAGAATGCAGAACAAGTAGAGGCTGCAATCCAAAAGATTATTGGTTCAGCCCCTGAAGTATTGGACACTTTGGCAGAGATTGCTAAGGCTCTCGGTGATGACCCCAACTTTGCAGCAACTATGACTGCTAAGCTTACAGAGTTGGAGAATAAGCTTGAAGCCGAAAAGAACTTACGAGAACAGGGAGATAATACTTTACAACAATCATTCACTAACCTGAGTAATACTCTTACTACTACGGTAAATGAGCTGAGAACTTTTGTAAGTGAAACTCGTACAGAGTTGTTAACTTCCCTGAATGCTACTAATGCTCTGGTAACTCAGAATACTGCTAATATCCAACGTAACCTGGAATTAATCCAGGGTATTCAGGATAATATCAATGGTAATTATACGGCCATTACGGATCTGTTAAATAACGAAATTGCTGCTCGTAAAGCTGAAGATATTCGGTTGGAAGCAAAGATTGATCAGAATACTTCTGACCTTAATACAGAGAGAGAGGAAAGAAAGGCCGCAGATAAAGTTCTCCAGGATAACATCGATGCAGAAGAAGCTGCCCGTATTGCTGCCGATACAGCTTTGGGTAAACGTATCGATAAAGAAATTCAGGACAGAACCGATGCTGATACTGCCTTAGATAATAAATTCACTAACATTACCGATGACCATGAAGAAAGATTGGAAGCTGAAGAAGGTACTTCCGATGCTTTGCCAGACACCATGGTTACCGATGTTAGTACTGTAACCCGAACAGATACTCAGCTTTCTTTCAAAGTAAAGACTTCAACCAAGGATAAGGCAAATAACCAATATGGTGAAGAAGTAGAAGCTACCAAGAATTTACTTCCGGTAACTCAAACTCTTGCTGGAGTTATGTCTGCAGCAGACAAGGTTAAGTTAGATGGGTTAGACCCAAATTCTTTAACTGATCTCTCTGCAGCTTCTGATGCTAATAAGGTAACAGTAACCGTAACTAAGGATAACGGTTTGAATGCTGATACTACCGAAACTTTCGATTTGCCTCAGGTATCGGCTACTAAGGCTGGTACGATGACTGCGAAAGATAAGGTAGAATTGGATAGAATCTCTACTGCTAACTTTGCCCTTGGTGCAGTAACTCCCAATGAAACTACTGTTGGCATAGCTGCTACTAAGACCGTAGTTGAAGATGGTACAGTAGAACAGAATCCTATTACATTGCCTGCCTCTACTACAGAGAAAGCTGGTGTACAAACTGCAGCAGATAAGAAGCTGTTTGATTCTATACCAGATAATATTATTATCTTATCTGGTGATAAACCAGTTGAGGTAGGTCAACAAAGCAGTCATGTTACTTTAACTCATAATTTCTCTTCTAAAAAAGAAGAGGGTATTTATACTCATGAGCCTGAAGATTATAAGACTACTTATATCCCAGCAGCTACTACAGAGAAAGCTGGTGTAATGACCGCCCAAGATAAAGTTAATCTGGATGAGACATTACCCAATGCTATTGCTCAAGAGGTTCAGGACCGTAAAGATGCTATCGAAGCTTTGGACGGTAAATCAGAAGCCGCTCTTGCTCAAGAAGTAGCTGATAGAAAAGCTGCAGATACTGCTTTAGATACCAAGTTTACTAAAGCTGTAAACGATGAAGCAACTGCTCGTACTTCTGCTGATACTGCATTGGGTGCAAGGATTGATAAGGAGATTGCCGATAGAACTGCGGCAGATACTACCCTTGAAACTAAGTTACAGAATAATATTAATACTCTAGAAGCTAAACATGATGCCTTTGTAGCAACTAAGGGTAAGGCTGATGGCTTTGCTCCATTGGATGGGAAGGGGTTAGTACCTGCTAACCATTTGCCTTCATATGTAGATGATGTACTTGAAGTATATGCTACCTATGATGTAAGCCCCACTGGAGGTCTTACTAATGTTCAATTGTATACGGATGCAGGTCACCAAACTCCCGTAGTTGGAGAATCTGGTAAGATTTATATAAATGTTGCCGATGGTGAACCTCCATACCAATTCCGTTGGTCAGGTACTAAATTCGTAGACAGTAATACTTCGTCTCTTATCATTGGGGAAATCGCAGGTACTGCTTTCGAAGGTAGTAGAGGTAAGCATCTTGAGGATGTGGTATCTAGCATGCCTAAAAATTTAATTAGTAAGGTTTCAATAGCTAACAAAAATAAGCGTAATGTTATTATCTTATGTAACTATTCTGCTACGGATGGTCAAGGGCATTACATTGATAAACCCGATGGGATGGTAATCCCTCTAACCCCAGCCACTACTCAAGAAGCTGGTCTGATGGATGCCGATAGTGTAATAAAGCTTAATCAAACCTTACCAGATGCTATTGAAGCTGAACAAGAGGCCCGTATTGCAAAAGATAATGCTCATGATACCTTTAATAGTTCTCTTCCAGGAATTATTCTTACTGGATTCACTCTTACCCATAATTCAACTAATGTAAGAGCTACTCTTAATAATAAAACTAAGAGTGCAGAGGGTAAGACTTATGAAGGTGCTACAGATTTAATTAGAGATATACTTGCAGCAACTAAGACTACTGCAGGTGTAATGACTGCAGCAGATAAGACTAACTTGGATAATACCGTACAGGGGTTGGCAAATGAGATTACCAATAGAACTAATGCCATCAATGCTCTTCGTACAGAATTGAAAACTTACGTTGATGATTTGATTGCCGATACTGGTTCAGATGTAACTGCCTTAGAAACTAAGGTAAATAATCACATTGCCAATAAATCTAATCCTCATACAGTTACTAAAACTCAGGTTGGATTGGGTAATGTTAATAATACTTCTGATGCTGATAAGCCAGTATCTACTACTCAAGCTACTGCTATTGCTGATGCTAAGGCTGCAGGTACTACTGCTCAGACTTCTATCAATAGTCATGCAGGTAGAAAGGATAATCCTCATACAGTAACTAGAGCTCAATTGGGATTGGCAACTACTGACCAGGTAGTATTTGCTAAGACTACTGCTCCTTCCGGTTTCTGGAAAGAGTCTTCCGATGAAAGATTGAAATCTAACATCAAACCATTAACCCATACTTTGGAACAGATTTGCAGTATACCTACAGAATCCTTTATCATGGATGGTAAGGAAGATGAAGGTACCATTGCACAAGGTTTGGAAGCAGCAGGGTTTAACCATTATGTGGAAGAAGACCCAAGAACTAAGGATTCAGTTCCTAATCCTGAGGAATTCGAAACGGTTGTTATCGACGGTGAAGAATATGTATTGGTAAAACAAGTTAAGTACCATAAGATGTCTACTCTGGCAATCGAAGGTATTAAACTTCTTTACGAAGAGATTAAGGCTTTGAAGGCTGAAATCTCAGAACTCAGAAATCTTAAAGATGTAGATTAATATGGGAGAGATAGCAACATGGAGTGCTGTCAAAACTAAAGTAGGCCTTGGTAAGACAGGTAATGACTGCCCCACCAAGGCTGAATTGTTAGCACTCGCCTCTACAGGAACGGGGGAAAGTTACGTTGGCTTGGAAATCTCCAATGCTAGTTCCTATGGTAATAACGAAGCTGTTAAACTCGAAGATATTCATAAGGTAACTTATAAGTATACATTCACTTTGAGATACTCCAGTATAAGTTTTGATGCTTTAGGTAACCCCAGTAGTTCTAATTTTGGTTTTGGGTTTACCAGTACGAAGCAGAAATATTGGGATAATGTAGCTAATGGGTCTGCTGTTAGTGTTAATTACGTAATAAACAGTAAACCAAGTTGGATTACTAACTATAGTAAGCCGGCAGATGGAAAGCCTTGGAAAGCTTCAGAGAATCTAGACCTAACCTCAAGGTCTGGTAAGGGGTTGGCTACTCAATCTGAATCTGGTAAAACCGTGGAATTCACATTTACCCAGGCAGCAGCATCTCAAAGTTGGTCTCAAACATTCTCAGTGAATCCCACTTCTCTGTCTTTTGGGGCAACTGGAGGAACAAAAACATTTACTGTAACCTCTTATAAACAGAAATACCGAAATGGACATACCTATGGTAATCAAATTCCCTTAAGTTATACCAGGGCTAATACCGGAGTTACCGGTACTGGTACTTCAGTAACTATGGCAAATAATACTTCTACTTCGGCAAAGTCGGGTAGTGTAGTATTAACTCAGGCAGAAACCAATAAGAAACTAACTATCAGTTGTTCTCAATCTGCAGGTTATAGAACCTATAGTGAAATCACTGTAAGTGGAGGAAGTGTATCCGATATACCTGCAAGTGGAGGAAGTAGAAGTTCATTCTCAACTATGCCCTCATATTCTCAGACTTGGGGATGGAATGGTTCTACAACTGGAGGAGGCACAATTACAAGCGGTGCTAGCATTAGTTATGGTACTGCAGTTAGTGCAGGTTCTTTGGGAACTACTGCAAAGGCTAGAACAAGGGTAGGCTCCCTTACTTGTACTGTATCTCTGAATGGTAAATCGAAATCTATAACTCTCGATGTATACCAGGCAGAGAATAAAATTACCAGTACTACTGATGGTACACCAGTAATAAGCTTATCTGCAAGTTCATACTCTATCTCTAATTCAGGAGGTAGTGTTAATATTTATGCCAGTGTAAGTATACCTACTACCAACCATTGGAGTTCAGGGTCAACAAGTGCAGGTTCTTCGAAGAGTGCTACACCTACGGTTAGTGCAAGTGGTACTGGTTTTAGTTTGAATGCTGCTAAGACGGTACTTACTGCTACGGAGAACTTGGGTACTTCAAGTAGAAGCTGTGTAGTAACTGCATCCTATAGTGGGGCAACTACTAAGACAATCACAGTTACACAGAGTGCTGCTTCAGTATCTTATAAGTATTACTTGGCATTCACTTCCCCTACTGGTTCAAGAACTACCACTAGAACCGGATTGTCAGCTTTGGGAGGTAATAACTTTACAGTTGATGTAGCTTATTCTTTTAAGACTAAGGTAATAAATGGTTCTGAGGTAAGTACAAGATATCCCTTGGCTTTAACCGTAACTTCAAAACCAAGTTGGGTTACAAATGTAGCCATTACAACACTATCCAGTGATAATGGAACCTATGGGTTAACCTTAACCTTAACGGAGAACACCGTAGAATCAACAAGGTCAGGTACCATTAAATTAAGGCAAGCAGAAAACGATGATGAGGGTTGGGAGCTTACAGTCAACATAACTCAGAATGCTGCAACAATTACTTATGAATACGTATTTAATTTGGGGTAATAAAAATACAACACCATTCTGTATTTAATGTATAATTAACCTAAGTATTAATCTTTAAAATCTTACAATTATGGGAGCAGGCTTCAACCGTGTTATGGATCGTCTCTGCCACATGGAACACCAACAGTCGGATTGCTGCTGTGAAACCAAAGGCTTGATTAAAGAAGTAAAATCTGACTTGGCTCTTCAGTTGGAACGTTGCTGCTGTGACCTCAAGAATGGCCAACAGGAAATCAAGTGCCTCATCGAGAACACTGCTAAAGACACCGAGATTGCTCGCCTCAATCGAGTGATAGATGCTCAGAGAGACCAGAACATCGTCAATCAAGTGGTAGCTGCCTTGAAGACCGGTACTACAACGCCAGCTTAGTAATTTAAAATACCAAGATGATTAAAGGAGTGCATCTGTTTTTAGGTGTACTCCTTTTTTCGTTTTAACTCATTAAACTAAGGAATTATGGAACAAGAACAACTCACCGAATTCAAGATACAATTAGCTCTACCTGCTCCCAATATAGAGATTGCACAAGAAGTAGCAAACAAAGCTCAGGTACTCATAAATCAATTTGGATACTATCAATTCTTAAACCTGGTAGACTTCATGCAAAGGAATCCAGGTGCAGTTTCATTTGGTTTAAATTTAATAAATAGAAAATGATTATGGACGAAAGAACATTGATTTTCCAAAAGTTACAAAAGGGTGAAGTAATCTTTACCTTAGAGAAAGACAGGAGGTCTGGTTATCCCATTTTCGATACCGCAAAGATTGTGAAGGTAGGCGAGAGTAAACCCATGGCATCCGGTACTAAAGATGGCTTTGTTAACAGTATCGAATTAGTGATCCAAGATTCTGTATCACAGCTTACAATATACCTACCTTCACAATCTGATGAGGGTATTTATAATGGGGTATATTATACTACCGATATAGTGAATATAATTAATGAGGTTACTATGCAAAAACAAAATGCCTTAAATATACTTAACAATCGACCAAAGTTTGAGGCAGTTGTTTCTGAATGTGATAATATTCTCAATTCAATTAATCAATCCCAATCTGCTCCAAGTAGACCTGCTCCGGAGTTTGATGAATTTCGGCAATATATCGATCAACGGATAACCATGCAAGAAACTCTTTTACAAAGAATTGCTCAGGAGTTGGGATTAGATAAACCTAAACAACAGTAAGAATTATGCCAAGTAAGTCGGTTAATATTACACTATTGACTCCAGTTGGCCCTCTAGAAATATACGTAGATAAACGAGAACAAGCTCGTGCAGAAAGGTTGATTGCCAAAACTCCAAGTATCTTAACCGAAGGCTATGCGAAAGGTACAGAAAAGTTTGGTAATCAACTTCTTCGTATAGTAAGACGAAGTTTGAATACGGGTGTTCCACCACCCGGTACCCATACTTCTTGGCCAAAACATGCTCCAGGTACTGTAAAGAAATATGGGGAGCATACTCTATTACGACTCACGGGTCAATATGCTAAATCCGTTACTGTAGTAAAGACCAAGAATAGAACTTTCGTTGGTTTACCAATTGGAATCAAGAAGATTACCTATACTGGTAAGACTTCAAGAAAGACTTTGAATCAGATAGCTATCATGTTAGAGTATGGTAGCAGAGATGGTAATTTACCACCTCGTCCTCTTTGGAATCCTGCATTTAAGGCTGCTGGTGGAAAAGCTGCCTTACAAAAGGAAATACGAAATGAAGTTAGAAAAGAAATAAGGAAAGTTAAAAATGGCAGCAGACTTTGAAATATCTTCATTATCCGGAACTGGTACTGCAACTATTAGGGTAAAGCCTAAGGCAGTAAACGAAGACATGAATAATATAAAAGAGCAGGTTCTCAAGGTAGTAGTTCAGGGTGTAGAAAGGGAAGTAACTCTGGTACAAAAGGCCGCTCCTAAAATAGTAGAGACCTGGGGAACTTATTTTAGTATCACTCCAGAAACTACTTCCCATACTTTCGATGGTACTAAAAGGGGTGAGACCCTAGAAATAGGTGTATACAGTTACCAACAGAAGTTTATCGATAATAAGCCTCAAGATGAATATCGTGCTGTAGATTGGAAAGTTGAAAGCTCCTCAGATTGGTTAGAGGTAACCCAAGAAATTGGAGAAGCTAATGCCGCAGGTAAGCTTACTATCAAAACTAAATCTACTAATCAAGAACATAACCCCAGTAACTATGACCCCTTGGAAAGAACTGCTATAGTTAAGATTATCTCACAGCAAGAACCTAACACTGAGATAGTTTTAAATATAACTCAATCTCCAGGTACTAGAACTACTAAGTATGGCTTTGAACCAACCCCGAATATACCATTCCCAAATCTTGATCAAAATACTAGTACTGCTCAGATTAGTAATGTAAAGGGTTATAAGTACTACCTTATCAACGGTATTCAAGTTGCTAAATTTATAAAACAATTTAAGATAACCGATATAAGTAAGACAATAGAGGGTCAATTCCCTGGAGGTATTGGTTCAGAACCAATACCCTTTAAAGTATGGCTTACCGATTATCCTTCAAATATTGCTACTCAATGGGTTAGTGAATTAAATTGTGTTGGTCATTTACAAACCATAATGAGTGGTTTTGGAGGTATTCAGGTAACTTATAATGGGTGTATTAATGACAATGGCAATCAAAGTGTTCAATTAAATATTAGATTAGGACTTTAATGGTAAACTCAGAAGAAATAGTAGAAAGAACTTTTTATATCTCTCTACTTAGTACAATGTTGGAAATGGGTCTTACCTTAAACCCAGAAGACTTCTTACCTTTGTCTCAAGAAAACGAAAAAAGATTTCAAGAGGCAATCAAAGGTATGAAGAAGTTTATACCACTTTTTGGTATAGGGAATAATCAAGTAAAAGGCCCAAAGACTCTCCCAAGAATAACCATAGAACTACAGGGTTATTATGCTGGAGATATTGGTGTGAATAAATACATCATTGGTGATAAACTTGAGGATGGTAATTACCAAGCTTCAGAGTTTCCTTATGAAACTAAGGATATTACCATAGATGTACATCTGGTTTCTCAAACACAAGCAGATATGAGATTGCTACATACAATCTTATATACTGGCTTACCTGCTAGAGGATACGTGAGACCATACTTCAATGATTTAGAGGAATGGGAAAAGGGCAGGCTTGCTCCCACCGGAAACCTATTCATTGAGATTGGTAATTATTATGACCATCCAGATGTAGAGCATGGTATACTTGAGAAGGTATACACCTATGTATGTAAGGACGGTATTCTTCCAGAAAAAGCTTTGGGAGAAGGTACTCTTACACCTATCAAGGATATATCGGTTCTTATTGGATTGTTAGAACAAAACGAAAATGAGATGCTAGAGTTAAAAGTACCTAAGGTATAGGTACAATACTCTAGGGTATAAATTAAACGAGTAATTAACTTTAATCACAATAGAATTATGCCAACTTCACCTCATGTTGATTTTAAGTTTAAGAACAACAATGTTCTTCAAACTACTCCCATGTTAGGAGTTTCTTGTGTATTGGCTAGAACTACTAAAGGTCCATACGATGACCCTTCAGAAATCATCTCTACATTCTCTCAGTTCCAAAGAATCTATGGTTCTGAAATTGTACCCGATGGTTCTGTATCAAATATCGAAAAGGCTTTGCAAGGTGGTTCTAAGCTTCGTGTTATTCGAGTACTTGGCAAAGGAGCTACTCAAGGTACAGTAACTGCTTCTCCGGCTGCGGCAAGAAAAGCTAAAGATTCAGAAGATGAAATCTCAGTTGCTTCTGCTGTAACTGACCCAGCTAAACCCTCTGCTTTGATTACTTTAAAATCTGGTAGTACTACTTATAGTTTTGGATTAGTAACCAAGGGATATGGAGATCCAATTGGTAGTGCAAATACTTTCCAGGTTGGTTTTTATAAGCAAGCTAATACCTTGTATTATAAAATATATTCAGCTAATGGGCAAGTACTTGAACAGGGACCAGTAATAACCTACAAAACTGCCGATGATAACAATAACACTTCGGTAGATTACCTTGCTCTTAGTGCATTTGCTAAGAACTCGGAATATATTAAGCCGGTAATTACTGCAGGTTCCTCTTTTGAAAACCTAATTAAGTGGCTTACCGATGATATTGAGGGTACTAAGAATGCTATCACTATTACCGTGGGAGATGCTGCACCTTCCGAAACAGAGAAACTGTTTAATGGTACTATCGGTAGTGCAGGTTCCACCCCAACTGTCGAAGAATGGATTGCTTCACTGGACTTGGTAAAAGACTACACAGACTTCTACCAATTGTTTATTTCACATATCTCTCAACACTTGGAACAAGATTCAGAGGTACTCAAAGTATACAAGGCTGCTGCCGATATGGCAAAAGAACTGATGGAATGGGTACTGTATATCGAAGTTCCCAAACACTTAACCCATTATACTCAAGGTACTCAGGCAAGAGATTACAAAGCTCAGGTTACTTGGGTACAGACTTGCCTTGGTACTGTAGGTAACTCTAAGTACATTGCCTACTTTGGTGGTGGACTTAAGTACTACAACGAAAATGGTAATCTTCAGGATTCCGATGTAGTGGGTACTATTGTTGGTTTGGGAGATGCCTCTGCTACTCAATATGGTCCTTGGAAATCCTTTGCAGGTATGAACCGAGGAGTTATTGGGGATGCCGTTGGTCCAGTATGCCCTAACTATGGTTCTCCTTCTCGATATAACGAACTGAACACTCTTGCTCAGAATTATATCAATGAGATGGTAATCAAAGATACTCCAGATGCAGGTAAGCAAACCATGCTATGGCATTGCTTCTCTTCTCAAGTGAAACAGGATTCTGAAAGATTCCTTTCAATTGTAAGATTGAATCTCTATCTGAAGAAGTTCCTTCGCCCGGTATTCAACAAGTATATCGAAGAACCAAACGTTTGGAGTACTTGGAAGAGAATCTGGTTGGAGGTTAAACCTACCTTGGATTCTTTGGTAGACGAAGATGCTATGACCGAGTATACCTGGATGGGTGACCAAGATGCAACTTCTTGGGATGACCTTTCGGTTAATAACGAAGCAGATGCTCGTCAGGGTAAGTACCGTGCTATCCTTAAGTATAAGGATGTAGTTCCTATGCAAGAGGTAACTATGGAGATTGTAATCGATGCAGCTTCTAAGGCAGTATCAATCGTAGAAACAAGTAATAACTTATAAACTCATAACACAATGGGAGCAAAAGTAAAAAACCCACGGAAGAAATTCTTGTGGAGCATCATGTTCCCCAAACACCCTATCAATACTTATCTATTCCAAAGTTGTACTTTGCCAGATATTGAAATTGACCAGGTTGCTCATGGGGACGTCAATAGAGACGTTAAAACTGCAGGTAGGGTTACTATAGGTAATCTTATTGTAGAGAAACTTATGACTACTGCAGGTTCAGACACATGGCTTCATGATTGGCTTTATGCTTGCCAAGACCACATAGTTGGTGGAGGTTTGGTACCAAGCCAATATTGGGAAACGGCTATTGTAAATGAACTTGCCGAAGATGGAGTCTCGGTTCTTAATACCCACGTCTTCGAAGAGGTATGGCCATGTAAGATTACCGGCTTAGACTTGGACAGAATGGCTTCAGAGAATACCATTGAGTCCATAGAGTTCTCAGTTGGTACTGCAGATAAATACTAATTCCTTAGTCTATTTTCACTAAGATTCGGTGGAGGGGTGGGATTCCTGTGATAGGAGCTCACCCCTTTCTTGTTGTTATACGGAGTACTATGAACATTTGTAAACATTAAATATATCAAAAAATTATGGAATTTAGAACATTTAGATTTACCGGACCTTCTGGTTTCGAATATGAAATCAGAGAACAGAATGGTGCTGATGAAGATATCCTCAGTAACCTTTCAGACATGAAGACTTTGATGAACCTTACCAAGTTCATTGCAGCAATTGTAATTAGAACTACTGCTACCCCTAATGGGAAATTAACCGTAGATGATGCCCTTAACTTACCAGTCAATGACCGTTATGCTATTATCTTCAATTCTCGTATCTTCTCTTTGGGAGAGGAAGTAGAATTCGAATATGATTGGGGCAAAGAGAATGGTGGTAAGATTACTTATGGCCAAGACCTTCATGAGTTCCTTTTCGATTACGGTACTACTCCAACTGTAGAGGATTTAAATCAGAAGCCAGATGCTATCCCTTATTATCCAGAGGGAGTTAGATTGGTAGACCATGAATACACTCTTTCATCTGGCAAGAGAATTAAATTCGATTGTATGACTGGTAAGGGAGAACAAGAGTTCATGAAGTTGCCTTTGGATAAACAAACTAAGAATGCTCCTCTTCTTTGCCGTAATCTTCACTTAGAGGTTGATGGTAGTTGGGAGAAGGTAGAAAACTTTACTCCGTTTACTGCAAAGGATATGGCTGAGATGAGAAAGCATATCTTATCTATGGACCCCATTTTCAAAGGTGAGTCTCACATCACTAATCCAACCACTGGAGAGGAAAGAACTTATCCTATAGTTTGGGCACCGAATTTTTTCTACCTGACGGAAGAGTAATGTTAGAGAGTGATTTTGTTTATATCACCAGAGCCGAGATAGCCTTAGACTATTTCGGCTTTTTACGTCTTCCGTATCGAATAAGGAAAATATTCAAGGAAATGGCCGAGCAATATTATAAACAATTAAAGAAAAGAAAATAAATTATGAATACCAGTAGGAGTATAGTAGAGGTCGGTGTTGCCATGGTTTTAAAAGACCGATTCTCTCAAGAAGCTGGCAAGATATCGGGGTCATTCAGAACAATGATGAATGATATGAATACCTGGAATAGAGGTATACAGATGTCAGCTTCCAATACAATGGACTTCGGAATGCAGCTCGTAGGGGGAATGGCAAGGGCCTATAAATACTCTGCGGGTGTTCAGAATGAAGTTTGGACTGCTTCGAAAATTGCTGGTGCTACCATTGCAGAACAAAGAGAAATGTTACAATTGGCAAAAGATGTCAATGAGATAACTCCTCTTACTGCTTCGGATGTTGCATCAGGACAAAGATACCTGGCTATGGCAGGTAATAAATTCGATGCTATTAAAGAAATGATTGGGCCAGCATCTAAGCTGGCTTCAATCTTTACAATGCCAGTGGGACAGAAAGGTGGTGTAGCTGACTTGATGACCAATATCATGTCAATGTACCAAATCCCAATGGGAGAAGCCGCTAGAGTAACCGATGATTTATATACTGCAGTTACTAATGCAAATATATCTTTAACAGACTTAGCCCAGTCCATATCTTATGCAGGAGCAGATATGGCAACTGCTGGAGTAGACCTTCGGCAAACGGCTGCTGCTATTGGTGTATTGGGTGATATGGGTATACAGGGTTCTATGGCAGGTACCTCACTGGCCAATATGATTCGTTACTTACAACTCTCTCTTGTTAACCAAAAAAAGAAAGGCTATAACGCTTTAGCAGATCTAGGCTTAAGTCCAGATGAATTCTTCGATGCTCAGGGTAATCTTATAGACCTTTATACTATCTATCAGAAGTTTGCTAAGGCTGCAGTAGATTTACCTTCACGAATTGAAACACCAACTTTCTTCAATATCTTTGGAGTTCGTGGTAATCGTGGTATGCTCCCCGTACTTAGGGATATTGCTTCTGGTAGAGATAAGATGGGTAAGATACTTGCTACTTATGACCAAAACATTGGGGCAGTAAATCGACTCAATGAAGAACGTCTTAAAACTGATGCAGGTGTAATTGACCAATTCGAATCAAGTTTAGAGAACTTAACCGTTACGGCAGGTGCGGCTTTGGGTAGAATCTTTACCCCAGTACTAAATGTGGGTAACTCTATAATCAAAGTAATTAATTCTATTTCAGAAACTTGGGTTGGAGGTTTTGGTCTTAGGGTAGGAGCTACTGCAGTAGTAGTAGGTACTATTGTTGCAGGATTTAATACTGTAAGAGGTATTATTAGGTCTGTTGGGTATTTACAAACTATTGCTACTGCTTCTACTGAAGGTATGTCTGCTGCAGCAATAAAAACTAATACTCAGTTTGCCATTATGGAAGCACACATGGTAAGGATGGTTAACCTTATGAGAACCATGGTTCAACTCCAAATGATGTCAAGCGGTATTGGTATGAATTCTGCTGGTAGATTTTATAATACTAAAACCGGAAGATATGTTAAGACACCAAATCCTGGAGTACCATTAGCAACTACTATGGCGGGTAATTTAGCTGGCGGGGCTTTAGCTGGAGCAGGTGCCCAAGTTGGTAGTCAAGTGGCTAGGCAAGGTGCTATAAAAGGTTTAACCTCTATAGGTGGTAGACTTATGGGATTACTCGGTGGACCCTGGGGATTAGCAATTACTGTAGGTCTTCCTTTATTAATTGAGGGTATTAGTTACCTTAGTAATTCAGTAGATAGGAATACTGAAGCTCAGAATAAAGAGAAAGAAGACCCAACTACCATTAGAGCCCAGAATGAAGAGAGATTTATTAATGCTGTTAGGTTAGCTATTAAAGAAGGTATGAGAGATTCTCGTATCAATATCTCAGTAGATGGTCAAGCAGTTGGAGATTATGCTCCAGGTTCTCAACAAGATTTTACTGGAGCTGCATTTGTAATGGGAATATAAAACTAAAACACTATGGCTAGAGTATTAAATAAAGCAGCAGGTAAGGTTGTTGAAAAATACAATGACCTTACAAGAGATACGGCAGGTGTTCTTACTGGTCCCTTAAATAAGCTATGGAGAGCTCGGATATTACTTAACCGAGTTACTTCACCTCTCCCGAAAGATGATGCTCCAAAGGGTAAACTCTATACTCCAAATGGGGTAATGGGAGAAGCTCAGATATCCTCTAAGAACCCAGTTATAAATAAACAGCTCCAAGCTAAATGGAGAATGGAATTACAATTTCCGAGATTAGAAGAAGGTGAAGGAGTAGACCCAGCAAAAGGGAATAAGAATACCACTAATTACAGAAACTTTGAGGCTAAAGCAGATGTTATATATCAGAATGAGGTAAGGATATATAACATGACTGTTAACCCTACTCAATATATTACCCTACAGAATAGACCTCCAGAATTGGACTTTAGGGGAGAAACTACATGGACAACCATTAAATCAATGGGCCGCAATGTACCAATGTATCACTTTACTGGTGCTGAAGACATCATTCAATTCAATGTATCTTGGTACTGTAATGACCCAGAAAATCCTGAAGAGGTAATCAATAAATGTAGGTTATTAGAAGCATGGTCTAAATCTAATGGTTACCAGGCTGCTCCTCCGATTGTTAAGATTGAGTGGGGGGATTCCGGTATATTTGATAATCACAACTACATTCTTACTTCAGCAACTTATACTCTGAAGAACTTCCAGAATGGTTATAGAGTAAGGGTACCCGGAAAGCCAGCTACTTTTGGTAATGGTAGGTTATTGCCTGCAGCAGCAACTCAAGAATTAATTTTCAAGAGAGTAAGTGCATATAACTTATCCTATGGAGATTTTATAAATTCTGATTCACTTAAAAAGACGGGGGGTATTAAATATGATTGATGTTAACCAATATCTAAAGGGGGCTAGCCCATATAATAATGCCTATGCTCTGAAGTATAACGATGGGGATTATTCCTTAGAAGCTAAACCTCCAGTAGTACCGGAATCCTCTAACGATATTCAACATACCGTTAAAGATGGGGAAACCTTGCAGAACATTGCTTTCAGGTACTATGGTGATTCTGGTAAGTGGTACATTATAGCTGAAGCTAATAAGATACTGAATCCTTTTAAGGAATTAGAAATGGGAACTCTAATAAGAATACCGACTTATGGCAGCTAAACAGAAACCTATATTATATAATGGAATGGGTCAACCTTATTTGGCCCTTTTCAATTTTGGAGGTATGCCTATAATGAATCCCATTACAGGTATACCCCTTGGAGCGTATATAAGTACCTGGAGTTATAGATATGATGAAGAAAAAGAAAACTTGGCTACCATTACTTTCGATACGGGTAATCCTGATACTGTAGATATTGCCGAGATTCAAGAGAACCAAAACATTTGTCTTCAATGGGGATATATATACCCTGATGGCCAATTTATATCTGGGCCCATAAAAATAATTAAGGTAAGAGAGTTCGAAGCCGTATTCGATTCTACAGGTACTCATGTAACTATTAAGTGCATTGATTCTTCAGGGGATTTAAGATATCAGCCTGCTTATGTTCATTCGGACATGGAAGGTTATAAATTATCTACCTATTTAGACAATGGTTGTGGGAATGCTACTGGTGTAATCATAGAAATATTTCAGTAATGGAACAACAGATAATAAGTAATAAAGTATACGAGTCACTACAGGTACCCACAGAGAGTACCCGTACTACTACTGGTAAAGTACTCTATGCTAACAAATACAGTGGAGTAGCAGAAGTAGCTATGCCAGAAGACTTGAAAGCTTTAATTGATAGTGACTTTGGGTTAGTGGGCAAGAACGTCTTAGTTCAATTAGAACAGAAGATGAAAGGGTATACTAATGGGCCATGGTATGTGGATTCAAGGGATGGTGTTATCTATATACATAATCGGAAATTCCATGAAGAACCGGTATGTACTTATACATATCAAGGAGAGAATGGGGAAGTACTTAGAGTATCTTTTGCTACTCAGAAAATAACTAAAAGAGTTAAAGCAGTATTAGCTCCATCTCTAGACCCAGATAGTAAAGATTTATCGGTATTATCAACTAATATAAATGAGCCAGAGGATAAACCTCCATTAGCTTTAAGACCTCCTGTGGCTCAGGTAGATAACCTTATGGTGTCTAATATTACTGGCAATGGGTTTGAAGATTATAGAAGTCATCCTACTACTCCTACAGAGGTAATGGATGCTTGGGACACTCAGCTTCAGTATAACATGGAAAAAACTGCAGAATATAAAAAGAGAGTAGAAGAGTATGAAGCAGTTGGTCCAGTAGGTGCTTATGAAGCAGGTAAGCAAAGAAAATTCGATGAAATGTCTACCGAAGAAGTACGAGCTACCATTAATCAAGCAGCTAATGAATTACCTGACGATAAGAAGAATGCCCTTAAGCAAGTACTAAAAAATTCTAAAAATGGTAAAGAGTTAGAAGCTAATCTTAAGAAATTATTAGAGTATGAAAGATACCTTTTCGAAGATGAAGATGGTATGGAATTTATGGTAGAAGAATATGTAGACCCCTTAGATTATGACCCAGAGGGTTATACCTCTAAACAAGCAGGAGCGGGTATAGCTTCTGGTATCAATTTTCAAGCTGGAATATTACCTGCTTCAGAGAGAGGTTTCGAAGCTTTAAAGAAAGACCCCTATACTGAAGTATTATCCGATATGGAAGTTGATACTACTAAGGGTTATGGTCAAGGTCAATATGGTAAGAGGGTTAAGGTAAGACATATGAAAAGGGTAAATCTCAAGGTACCTCTTTATAAACTTTACCATAATTTATTTAGTAGATACGGTGGTGCCGATAAGTATGCTTGGGCAGCTAATGCTAATGCCAATGGTGGTTTAAAGCAAACTGAGAAAAGGTTAGTATGTCAACTTCAGGTAGTGGGTAGACCTATGCTAGCAACTTCCCAAATAATCCGAATAGATAATGTAGGGAAACGTTGGTCAGGGCTTTGGTATATAAAACAGTGTACTCATTCTATGGATGCCGGTCAAGGGTATATAACTAATATGGAATTAGTAAAGAACAATTCCAAGTCTGGCTCTGTAACTTCTAAAACTGATTTATCTACTCAAAACATCGTAGCTAATGATGCTAAAGCTAATGCTAAAACTAAAAAGGGGCAAGATAAAAAAGCCCTAAGTACTTCTCAGAATCTTAATCTTAACTTTACTTATAATGAGAAGGTATATTACAATGAGCATTTCTTGAATGATAAGGGGGACATAATTGATATCAAGGGTCAAGCTGAGTTTATTCGAAAGAAGGCTTATTATACTGAAGTAAATGCCGATAATCCTCAAGCCTTGGCAGAGGGTATAGTATTATCTACAGGTAATACAGTTACCTCTAAGGGTAAGTTAATCCCGGGCAAGGTATCAGTTAAACAAATCCAAGTGCCTGAAGATTATGGGGTTAAGTTTAATTATATGGCCATAGCTAATCGAGTATACCGATATATGGCCATAGCTAAAAGGCATAAGTTTAATTATATGGACATAGCTAATCGAGTATACCGAGACATAGCTAAAAGGCATAAGCGAATAGCAAGTCAAATCTATGTAAAAAAATAAGGGTATGAGTTACGAAACAGCAAAGATAATAACCGACGAAGGCTTAGAGGGTCTTGGTCGGTATTACTCTGTTTATCGAGGCATTGTTATTGATAATGACGATGTAGAGAAACATATGAATAGAGTAAAGGTATGTGTTCCAGAGGTAATGGGGGGAGTATTTGCTTGGGCATATCCTAAAGGACAACATGGTTCAATTAGTTCAGGTTTTAAATTCTTAGCTCCTAAAGTGGGAGATACGGTATTTGTTACTTTTGAATTTGGAGATCCAACTAAACCACTCTGGGAATACCATGGTTGGGGAATGAGCCAAATACCTCAACCATTAGATGGTCCTAATAAAATGGGGATAGTTACTCCTGAAGGAAACCTAATAGTCATAGATGATGATAACGGAGAACTCAATTTATATTTCAATGGGCCTGTAAATGTTCGTTCGGAGAAAGAGATAGTAATAAATGCCGAGGGAGATATAAATGTATCTTCTGGCGATTCAGTGATACTTAATACTGGAGAAAATGGTGGAGTAATCAATATTTTTCAATTAACCGAAAAACTAAATCAAACTATCCAAGAACTAGAACAACTTCGCAGTATGTTCAATTCTCATGTACACTCAGGTGTAACTACTGGACCAGGTTCTTCAGGTCCAACTCTAACTCAAGCAACTAAACCTTTCTCACAATTCGTTGTAGACGATTATGAGGATAAAACCTGCATACACTAATGGAAAAGAATTATTTTACAGACTTAGTTGGTATAGGTGTAACTTATCCTATCCAACTTACAACTAATGAAAAGGGTGAAAGAGGTTGGTACCCAGTAAATGGGGATTTTAAACTTATCAGAGATAATATAAGTTCAATATTATACTACATGATAGGCCAGAGATTTCGACAGGAAAACTTTGGTAGTAAATTATGGCAATGTATTGAGGAGCCAAACTCACAAGCCCTAAGTTTTATAATTAAAGAGTTTTTAAAACAAGCCATAGGTGCTTGGGAACAAAGGATAACCTTCCAAAATATCACCGTTACTAGAGTTGATGCAAAAATACACATAGAAGTAGCTTATGTAATAAATGGAACAAATTCTAGTCAGTACCTCGATATCACCTATGATAGGTCAGATAATTCATTAAATACACAATAATATGGGAATCACAAATAAATGGCTTAATCCATACCAGAGGTCTTATCAACAGATTAAGGCCAAGCTGGTTGAATCCCTTATGGGACTCAAAGACCCTCAAGGTCAGAAACTCATAACGGATTATTCGGAGGGGAATATCTTAATTATTATCCTCTCATTGTTTGCGGCAATTGCCGAAGTACTTCATTACTACGTAGATAACATGGCAAGGGAAACTTTCCTATCTACTGCAAGGAGGTATGATTCGGTAGTTAAACATGGGGCATTGGTAGATTACCATGCTCGGGCAGCGATTGCAGCTACCGTAGATGTAATCTTATCCAGAAGCATTACGGGTAACTCTATTGGAGCTAAATTAACCATACCTCAAGGAACTCTATTTACAGATTCCAGTGGTAATTCTTGGTTATCTGCTAGGGATGTAACTTGGTATTCGAATGTAACAACATGTAAAGTACCTATAATTCAACATGAGAAGTATACTGCAAGTGCTCTTAATAATATGCTAATACCTACTGGAGACAGGGTAATAATTCACCTCGGTACCTTGCCAAATGGTAAGTACTATGAACAAGGCTCTATGTCTTTACAGATAGGTGGAGAAACTTGGGTATTGGTAGATACCTTTGCAAAATCAAAGCCAACGGATAAACACTTTATGGTTTCAGTAGATGAAGCTCTTAACCCTTACATAATGTTTGGGGATGGAACCTTCGGTAAGAAACCTGCAGCAGGTGCAAAAATAACCAATGTAGTATTCTACTTAACTAATGGTACTCAAGGTAATGTAAAGAGTAATACCATTACTTCTGTACCCTCAATAATCTCTTCTTCAATTACTGATGCTACAGTAAGTAATGCTTATGATGCTGGAGGTGGTTCAAACTATGAGAACTTTATAATGCTTAAGGAACATATACCTTTGAGTGTAAAGACTTTGGGAGTAGCAATTACCAAAGAGGATTTCGAAAGTTTGGCTATGTTGGTTGATGGGGTAAACAAAGCTAAAGCCGATTATGAATGTGGTAGAAAGCTTACAGTATATATCAGTCCTGATGGTGGAGCTGTTGCTTCTTCTGAATTAATAAATAGGGTATACAACCTATTATCTCAAAGAGCACCTATGACTACTTGGTTAAAGGTTAAATCTGCAGGCAAGGTTCAGATTATTCTAGAGATGGAAGTTACTGGTAAGAAGTCTTATAAGACTCCAGAGATACAAACTCAAATTCTTACGGCATTATATAATGCCTATTCTCCGGAGCAAGCTCAAATAGGAGGAAGCGTAAGAGTATCAGATATCTATGCCCTGATAGATAATCTATCAACCGTAGATTACCTTCACCTTACTAAGTTCTATATTAAACCCTGGCCTACTACCATTTATGGTAATAAGGAATTAAACCTTGGCCAATTTAAATTGAACAAGGCAAAGGGTTCTATGACTTACTACATAACCTTCAATTCCTCAACTACTTTTACAGTACGTTCAGTATCGAATGGTTATGTAACTACTGGCTCAGTCGGTAGCTCTATTCAGATTATAGATAAAGCTAATGGTTTTGATTTCTCATTGGATATACAGAACAACAGTTATCAATCTGGATATAGATATTCTATTACCGTATCTGAACCAAACCATGACTATGAAGATCCAGGTTTCAACTTACCAGTATTCGAGAATGCTTCACAATTAACATTAACAGTTAACGAAATAGTATAATGATAAACCTCAAAAATCTAATCGACTTTTTACCATTCGAATATAAGGACCAAGATACTTATAAGGTAAATGGTAAAGGCATCTTAGAGAGGTTTCTAGAAATTTGTGGAGAGCATTTTGAAGATTATATTACAAAGGATATTGAGAATATATTGGATATTATCGATATAGATAAAACCCCAGATATGTATCTCAATTTCCTTTGGCAATTTCTTGGAGAAATGCCCTTTGCTTATGGGAACACTATAGATGCACAGAAATGGGCAGAGTACTTTAATGGGTTCTACTCGGATAGTAAACTCCAGGAGTTATCAAAGCTTTGGATAATACCCAAAGAGGGACCTTTTACTTTAACCAGTACTCAGGTAAGAAACATCTTGAGATATTCGGTATCTCTTTTCAAAATAAGGGGTACATCAGAATTTTTCGAGATCATGATGAGGTTATATGGGTTAACCTGTGTAATAACAGACCCAGCAAAAGCCGATGGGTATGATGGTTGGATAAAAGGTCATCCCCACTTTGACCAATACTATCAGTACGATAGTAAATATACCTTTGATAACACCTTTGATTGTTCTCAATGTATTTCCGTAAGTTTTAAACTTACTGGTCATGGGTATACTTCTAATTCTGAGGCTTTTAAAAAATTTAGGGAAGCCGTAGAAAGTTTCTTTATTAGATTCATACCTTATCATGTATCCTTCACTATAGATTACGGTTTTGTAGTAAATGATGGGTATTCGATTAAGGCCGAGTTGGTAAACCCAGACCAGCCCAACTTAGTTACTTCAGAAGTATATGAAGTACCAGTATTGGTAACTGTAACCTCAGATTGGGTGAATGCAGATTTGAGATATCAAATATCGAGTGATAGAATTAACTGGGGTTATACTAAACATGAAAGTGGTTCGGTATTTAATATTCCAAGGGCTGGTACTTATTACTTTCGAAGCGTTGGGGATAATTCTAAGATAACCCAAATTACCGTAAGGCAGGAAACTTATAACCGTTCATATATTATTTCTTGTGAGCCCATAACTGGTAAAATAACCCCAACTACTTTAAAGGTTAGTACAAGGGTGATAGCTAGAGTATCCTATAAAGGGACAGAGAAACTTTGTAATGTTCGATTAGTGGGTACCGATCAAGTAAAAATATCGAGCTCAACTTGGGAATTTACAAAACCCGGTACTTACTTTTTTGAGATTGTGGAATTTCCTGTAAAACAAACTTCATTCGTAGTAACCCAAGAAGAAGTTACTTATAAGGTAAGATGTACACCCTCAGAATTTAGAGTTGGAAATAATCAAACTATGAAGGATGCAGTTACTACTTTAACCATAATTTCAAATTATCCAGAGTCATTTACTGGAGAATTATATTGTAGGTTAATAGGTAACCCTAAGACTTTCAAGAATGGGGATAAATTTATTGCTAACAGCTATGGTACTTATAAATTCAAATGTACTTTAGATAAAAGAGAAACTGATGAAGGTGTGGGTATCTTTGAAGTAGTTTCAGGTAAAACTGCTATATATAGGATCAGTATTAATCCATCTACATCTACTCTATATAACGGTTCTGCAAAAACTAACGTAATAATACAATGTATTTCGGGTAATGGTGATGATTACCGAGTTAAAGTAGTAGAAACTGGGGAAACCTTCAATGCTGAAAACGGGTATGTATATACTACTAATAGAGCAGGTACTTATACTTTCCAATCTGTAGCCTACCCAACTGCAAAGACTACTTGGGTAGTTAAGAATACCCCAGTTGTATATCAGAACAAACTAAAGATAGTTCCTTCAGATCCTTCAGATTCAAAGTGGAAAGAACCTAACTGGTCATTACCCGAAAGCCAAATTGATGATACTTATGCAGTATATCAGTTATTGGATGAAGTATCAGCTTGTAAATTTAGCCTTGAAGAAATGAAAAACGGGGTCAATGTAAGTGGTACTGCAACTTGTGATGAAACTGGGGAAACCTATAATCTTGAATCCGAGATTGTATTAACTAAAGCAGGTACTTATACTTTTGTGGCAGATGATGGTTCTTCATTAAGGTGTCAAGTAATATTGGAAGATTACCCTACTATTATAGAATTAACCGTTGACCCAAGTTATGCCGAATTAAAGGGTACCATTAAACAAGTATATTGTTTAATTAGGTGTAGTTCTAATAAAGCTGAATTCGATAGTAGAGTTAGACAAGTTGGCAAAGTAACTACTTTTGATGCTGGTGGAGCCGGATATGAATTTACTACGGCTACCGCTGGAGAATACATTTTTGAATCAGTTGCCGATACTTCGGTACGGGCTAAGTTTACGGTAGTAGATGCTGACTTATTAAGCGTTAATCCTCAAAAGTTGGAATGGGAATCAGATGACACTTCTGAGAAGACATTTACCATTACCACTTATAGTAATCAAATGTGGAAAATTGAAGAAGTATGATAAAGAGTGCAATAGACAATGTAACAGAGACTACTACTCAATCTCTGTTCAAGACTTCAATGATTGGTTTATTTGGAGAATGTACCCAAATTATTTATGACCTTAGGTGGATGATATTACTTGCCATAATATTGATACTTTCAGATTTATGGTTTGGTATATCTGCAAGTAGAGTACAAGATATAGTCATTCGAAAGTCAAGGGCCGGTAGGAGAACCCTAAATAAGCTGGTTGATTATATTTGTTATATCTTACTTGGGGCTGTAATTGGGAAAGCTATTGGAGAACCCTATGGAGTAGATCCCATAGAAGTATCCATTACTATAATGATATTATGCTATTGCTTCGAAATAGATAGTATCTATGGGCATATATGTGAAATACATGGCATTAAAAAACAATATAGTATCTGGAAGATAATCTTTAAGCTGTTAACTCTCAAATTTAATGAACTCGGAGAAGCTTTCAGGGATATGGCAGAACAAAAGAATAACTTTAAAAATACAAAGAATAATGAAAACGTACTTTAAGTATGAAGGTATAATCAAATCTAAGGAAGCAGCCGAAGCAATTGCTGCCCCTTCTGGTTTGGGGCCATTCTGTGGATTTGGCTCAGCCACCATAAATGGTAATAAATTGGTTGTTTCTCCTCAGGGAGTTTCTGGTAGTAAATTTGCTAATGTAATTAAGGATAGGATTACAGCAAGGTATATGTCTAAAGATTCTGAAGATGGAGAATTACCCGATATAAATTTTGGGTGTATTTCAAGAGATGGCTATATATTTATCTCTGATGAACAAACCTTGACCATCGAGAATATTCAGGGAACCCAAGGGTCCACCGATGAAGTATTACTGTTTGCAGTACACACTACTATCTCCGAACCCGTAGATAATCCAGTAGATTTTGTAGCTTATTGGAATGAATCTTCAGAAAGTTTCTATGAGTTATATAAAAAATCTCTAGATATATACTACCCAATTTCTGAAGAGAATCGTAATCCCAATGTACTTAATAATGATATTTATTCGGATTATAGTATGACTCTTAGTAATCTTCTAGAGATGGTAGAGACTGCTTGCCCTTATTATTCTAACCATAAGAATTCTGTTGTTCTTATTGGGATATATGGTAAGGGTACAGATGCTATGACTAAAAGAAATGAGAACTTTGCTATTGTACCCTATCAGGGCAAATTCCAGGAGATCCCATATACTACTGCTACTCACAGTATGATGAAAGAATCCATAACTAAAGTAGAGAAAATGAATACTGGGTTTCCGGTAGAGGATGAAAATGGGAATCTATTGAATATTAAGCAATACATTGATGGGCAACTAGAAGCTCTCAGAAAGGAATTCTCTGATTCTTTGAATACTGCTAGTTTACCCATAGGTTCAATAATTTTATGGGAAACCGATGTAATCCCTGAAGGATGGGCTGAATATACAAAGGCTTCAGGTAGGATAGTAATAGGATATCAGGCCGGAGGTATTCAAATTGGAGACGAGATGATGCTACAGAATATTGGGGATTTCTATACTCCCACTAAAGGTAACTTTGTTATTAAATTGAAAGGCGATGATTTACCAAGACATAGGCATGCTCTCGGTGTATCTAAAGGTAAACAGGATAATGCCAATAACTGGGAGAATGTTAGACCCCAATCTTTCTTTAATAGAGAAACGGGTTTAAATGGAGACTTCGGTAGAGGGACTCCCACCAAGGGTATTCAAGATGGTGCTATTGTAGTAAGTTGGAATTTAATAGGGGAATCTTTCCTACAAGAGACTTCGGTAGATACCTTGACTATCGAAAAGTTACCACCGACTATTACTTTAAGATATATTCAAAAAATATCATAGGTCGTAATTAGTTGTTAATATAACTCATGTGTATTATTTGTATTGTCTAAGTAAACTCTTGTTTTGTTTTTGTTTTGCATAGTTTGTTTAGAGTAAACACTCGGAAAGGGACGTTGGGAAACGTCCCTTTTTCTTTTGTGTTAATATCTAAGTTCTTCTTTAGCTCTATCTTCCCAATACTGTATATCCTGTCTAAGTTCAGAAATATATCTCATGGATTCATTAGTCTTAGGCATTTCGAAGAATTCTATGAGCATTATATTAGTAATCCTTGTACTATTTCCGAGTCTCTCTTTAATGAATGGGGGAGGAGTAATTAATACTTCGAATAAAAGATAAGCATCCGGAGAAAGTTTATCTTTCATATAAGTATACATCATATCTATCATTTCGGATTTAGCTTTCTCTTCTTCACTATCATCTTCTAGTTCTTTGTCATTATCGAATAAATCATCCAGTTTAAAGAGGTTTTGATTATACTCTGCTTGTTCTCCGTATGCAGAACGAAGCAATTTATTTTTAAATGTACTAAGTGATGCAAGGATTCTTGCTTTAAGATGTTCTTCAGTACATTCACCATAGTATTTGTTGAAAACAAATAACATCTTATCCCAGAAATAAGATTGGATAATATCCGGTGTAAGATTAAACCGTTTATAATCAATCTGTCTGGTAAGGTTTCTAATTACTGGCTTACAAACTTTATAAAGTCTGTTGAAAGTAGCTTCATCATATTCTTGCATAGGTTTTAATCGATGAAGCTCTGAACCGTTATTTCCTTTACTTTTTCCCATGTTTTTAAATATTCGTTATGCAAATATAAGTATTTTTTCTTATATAAAATAATAATATTAAATATTCGGGAGCTTAAGGTAGTGGATTAGTAGTTTCTAGATAGATGTCAACATACTTAGAACTATCTCGGTACTATCAAAATCTATTAGTTTATATAATATTGCAATATAGATATGAAGAAATTTAAAGACAACATCAAGTTCAGTTTTTCTCCTGAGTTTCAATTCGAGATACTCAGGTTTGTTTTAAAAGATAAGGAAGGAGGATTAGTACTCAAAAGGATTAAATCCAATTACCTGGTTCTCATAGAACACTCCCTTATCTTCGAGGGTATATCAAAATATTTTAAGAAGCAAGGCAGAATGCCCTCTGAGAATATTCTAAAGGAAGTATTAAAAGAGTTACTAGAATCCAAAACCTATGTGGATTTGGTAACTAAGGATGATATACCTAATATCAATAAACTAATAAGTAATCTCTATCATATACCACTATCGGATTCTGATTACATAAAAGAAAAGATATATCAGTTCTCTACCTATGTTGAGATGAAGAACTTAAATGATTCTTTTGATTTGGATAACTTCGAACAATACGAAGAATATTCGAGGAAGATTGAAAAGGTACTTCAGAAAAGTAAACCTAAGAAAGAGGATGAACCCCTATATATGATTCGAGATATTACCGAGAGACAGTTTAGAAGGCAATCAGAACCTTCAGTATTACCATGCCCATTTAGGCAATTGAATGATTTAACCAATGCAGGAGGTTATCCAGAACATTCGGTTAATGTGATATTGGATAAACCTAAAGCAAAGAAAACATTCTTCATGGTAAATCTTGCAAGAGGTTATCTTAGAATGAAGAAGTCAGTATTATATATTGATACAGAAAATGGCCAAGAACAAATCATGGACCGTTTTATTCAATCCAGTATTAATAAAACCAAGAAGGAATTATACTCGGGTGAATATGATAAACTTGAGGCAAAGCATTTAAGGAAACTTGCAAGGTTTGGAGTTGAATTAGTGGTTGAGCGTGTACCAGCAATGATTACTAATACCACTTATATAAGGGAAAAGATAATTCAACTTCGTAATCAAGGAATCGATATTAAAGTTCTTATGGTTGACTACGCTGGTAAACTTGCATCAATAGCGGGGGATAGGGAAGATTTCGAAAGAATATCTAATGTATATATAGACTTGAGTAACTTAGCCGAAGAAATGAAACTTGATACAATCTGGACTGCACATCATATTACTAGAGAGGGTAAAAAACATAGAAAAACCAGATATGATGAAAATGATATATCTGGTTCTATAGCCATAGTAAGAAATGCTCAAGTAATTATGGGGTTAAATGCTACAGAACAAGAAGAAAGGGATGATATATTAAGGGCCGAGATAGTGGTTCAAAGGGATGGTCTACCATCAGGTAGAGCTCTTTTTAAATGCTCTACAGAAACTCAACGGTGTACCGAATTTACTAGAGAACAACGAAAAGAATATGACAGGGTATATGGAGAACAACTAGATAATTCTCTAAAAAGTTCTAGTAACCCAGATGCTAATATAGAGAAATATAACAAAAAGCAAGGAGATATATAATGAAAGATAATATACCAGGATTTATGGGATACTACGTTTCTAAAACTGGGAGCGTATATTCAAGATATGTCCGAGGAAGTAGGGGTAAATTAAGTAATGAGTTTACCCCACTAATACCAAAGAAACGTCCCAAATACTATAGTGTATCCCTTTATAGGGATGGTAAGTCTACAAAGATTTTTGTTCACAGATTAGTAGCTACTGTTTATGTACCTAACCCCAATAATTTACCTGTAGTAATGCACTTAGATAACGATATTTATAATAATTATTATAAGAATCTAAAATGGGGTACCCAGAAAGAAAATGTATACCAATCTATCAGGGATGGTAATAATCTGATTTCAGTAATGGGTAAGGATAATATACATCGTAAATTAAACTTAAATGATATACCTAAAGTAAAAGCTTATTATAATACATTACTATCTGAACTAATCCAATTAGGGTTTACTAAATGGAAAGTAAACAAAACTTTATTAAGGGTTCTAGGAAAGAGATTTGGAGTTGGTGATAGGGTAATTCGTAATATATTAAATAACAGTTATGAAAACAAAGAAAGTAGAGGTAGTAAAAGATAGATGGTCTGATGGGGTAGCTTTAGAAATATCTCATAATGGTTGGCAAACAACTTGTATCAATGATTTAGATTTAGAGGATTTAAAGAAACTTCGAAAAGTAATTAGGAAAGCTATAAGAGAGTATGAAAATAACTAATCAGTTTAAATCTAGACTAAGGACATACTTCGTTAAACGATTGGGAGCATTTGATTATAAGCATGGCTGGATGCGTATACCAACTTGCCCATATTGCGGGAGAGAACAGAAGTTGGGGGTTAATCTTTCCATGTATCGAACTAATTGTTTTCGATGTAATGCTCATCCCTCTCCTGCTCAACTGATAATGGATATAGAGGGATTTACAGAATACCCTGAACTAATTAACTTTTTGAACAATGGACAATTTGATGAACTACAGTTTAAGGAAGAGAAAATCGAACTTGCCGAAAGTAAGCCCGTATATCTCCCAGATGGATTTAGAAATATTTCGCTCGGAGACAGCCAACTTGCAAAAAGCATTCGTGGATATATCAAGAAACGCGGCTTTAACCTCGAGAAGTTTTCAAGATGTGGTATCGGATATGGAACAATGGGCACGACATATGGGTACCTTATCATCCCGTTTTATTATCGAGGACAACTTAGGTATTACAATGCTCGAAATGTTATCGGAAAAGGACCCAGGTATAATAACCCAGACAAAGACATCACCGGTTTGGGAAAACAGTTTATCATCTTTAATCATGACGCATTGGAGATGTACAGGTCGGTATTCATTTGCGAAGGAGCACTTAATGCCCTCACTCTCGGAGATAGAGCAATTGCCACAATGGGTAAAGCTATTAGCCAGTACCAAGTCAATGAATTACTTAAATCCCAATGCCAAAGATATATTATCCTTTTAGACCCCGATGCCAGGTCTTATGCTGTTAATCTCGCACTTAAATTAGTAGCTTATAAAAAAGTCAAGGTAGTATTTCTTCCAGAGGGTTTTGATGTAAATGATTTGGGGAAGAAACAAACACTTAAGCTAGTATATCAAACAAGGTATCAAAGTTATCAAGAACTGATTCAAATCAGAAACTCTTTGGAGTAAGGAGTTCCTATTATATTATAAAATAATATATTTATGCGTGAACCATCTATCCATATAACTAAGTCTCAGTTTGAGGAAATATTAAATACCCTAGAGGTAGATAACTTCCCAGTTGAGGCTTTTTTTGTTATTGCTCGAAAGGAGGCAATAAATCATAGAGCAGTCTTAGTTTCTAATAATAAGAATACTAAGCGAGTTAATAACATTTTACTAGCATCTAAGGGGGATGCTGCCCTTGTTGCTGATATTTTATATGCAACTCGTATAAAGTTAAAGCATAGGGGAGTTCGTAAAATAAATGAAAGTAATTCTCAGGAATGGGCAAATTGTAAAAAGCTTGCAGAGATATGTAATACCTTCTGTGAAGATTTTAAATTTGATACTCGAGAAGGTTTTATTAAATATATTGAGACTGGGTTAAAGAGGATGACCGACTATCGGAATGTTATGCAAAGGTTAATATCTATGCAGGACAACATCACTAATCAAGTAGATGCTGAGATAGAGTTACAAAATTCAGATTTAAAACTTACCAAAGAGATACATGATTACTTTATAGGTAAGATTGCTAAGGCAACTGGTATATATGAATCTTATGAAAATCAACCAGAGAAGTATGTACACTTTGCAAAGGTTGGTGACTTCTTAAAAGAAGAAGGTTGGGATTATAAGACCTTCATCGATGCTCAGTTTGAATCTCTTGCATGGTGTAATGGTTTACCAGACATTGCACAGATGTATACTGATAAAGCAATTGAAAGATACAATAAGTATTTATATAAGAATAAGAATAAACAACTACTCGAAGATGAACCAATAGTAGAGGGAAGTCTTTGGGATAAAATCAAAGAGTAATATGAAAGGCTTACAATTTTTAGGAAACAGAGTGGAGGATGCAGCAAATGCCTTTATTGATGTCCTCAAGTATTCAGACCAGTCGGTAGACTATCCAGATTTCAAGGATATCGAACCTTGGCCAGATGAAATTGTTGATATGTTTAAAGATGCACTAAAGGATAAACCTTTTTCCGAGATTAGTGCTATCTTGATGTATACCCAACAGTCATCAAGGTTTGACCTAATTGCAGAGTTAATGCTTGGTATTGGTTTGGTAGAAATGAGACACTATGACAAGTTATCCGATTTCTTACAGAAGGCAGACCCTCATGAACAGGATTCTGTTATGGATATCTATCCTAAAGTGGAAATAGGATTTTCTCCTCAAAGTGCTTTGAAGATTGCTTGGAATTCTGAGATAGAAACCATTGGCAATTATAAAAAGATTATGAATAATCTAGCCTTGTATAGTGAACGTGCTGATTATGATGATGTGATGTATTTGTTGAATAAACTGATTGCTGATGAAGAACATCACATTAAACTCATCAAGGAAGCTATGGGAGTAGATAAAGGTACTAAGGGAGTAACTGTAATCATTAAGTAATATGAGTCAAGTAGCAATTATACATAAAGAATCCCGAGATAATTATATCTCGGGCAATTCCTATACATGGTGTCCTTGTTGTGGTAAATGCTATATATTATCCGAAGAGGAAGTGGTAAATGCTATAGACAATGATCTATCAGTATATGCCGAATGTTCTTGTGGTAATTCATTTTACATAGAAACAGAAGATGAGCAAGATAATTATTCAGAATGGTAATATGTGTGAACTCGACTTACCTCTTAAGTTCGCACAGAAACTTTATAATGAGTTTGCCATTCGACATCCAAATGCTTTCTACTTACGTACAAGGCAAAGAGGTATGCAGAATTGGGATGGTAAGATTCACTACATCACCAAGACTGGTCAATTTAAAATAGGTTTGCTTCCTAAGGTATACGATATGTGTATTGAGATGGGAATTAAACCTAAAGTTGTAGATATGCGTCAACCTTTACCTAAAGTCAGTAAAGTTGTTACGAAGATAGGCAAATATAAATTAAGACCAGAACAGGAGAAAGCAGTCAAGGCTGTAATTAATAATACGATTGGAGGTAAACCATTTCATATCGGAGTATTGGATTACACGGTTAATGCAGGTAAAACTCTTATTATGTCGTCTTTGTATTTATCCTATAAGAAGCAGTTGAAGACTTTGTTAATAACTAATGACTCGGATTGGTTAAACCAAGCTAGAGAAGAATTTAAGCAATATCTACCCGGAGAGGATATCACTTTTGTTCAAGGCAAAGTTTTAAACTGGAGTAACTTCACAATAGGTATGGTTCAATCTATTTCTCGTAATATGAGGTTCTATCAAAAAGAGTTATCTCAAATAGATATGGTACTTATAGATGAAGCTGACCAAGGGGGCAGTAGGCAATATCAGAATGTAATCACCCGGTTATTCAATACTCGTATTCGTATAGGACTATCTGGTACCATCTATATGAGTAAGCTTGCTAAAGATAAAGTTAAGAATATGAATCTTGAATGTTTCTTTGGTAAGGTACTTGCCGAGTTTAAACTTAGGGATTCTATTAAGAAGGGTTATTCAACTAAAACTGTAGTAAAGAGGGTACCAGGTAAACCCTGGTATGGGAATTGGGAATCCGATTGTATATCTTATAAAGAGATATATGATGATTCGATTACTAACAGTTATACTGCTTGGTTAATGGCATATTCCAGATTACGATGGAATATTAATCAAGGCAGATATCCTGCTCTCGTAGTTTGCAAGCATATTGCACATTGTGAAAATCTATATAAATTCTTTAAAAAGAAACTGGGCGATGCCTATAATATTGCCTATGTGCATGTTAATACCAAATCTAAATTAAGACAACAAATAATGAAAGATTTTAGGGACGGCAAAATTGATATCTTGGTATCAACTACAATCATTGCTCGGGGCAAAAACTTTCCTAAGCTAAGGTATTTGCTTAACGCAGCAAGTATGGATAGTCAGGAAAAATCTATTCAGTTTCTTGGTCGTTTGGTAAGAACCGATAAATCGAAAAAGAAAGTATACCTGGATGACCTTCATTATCCTGGCCCTTATTTAGATAGGCATGGTAAGCATAGGAAGCAATATTATCAGAGACAAGGATTGAAAGTAATATTGTTAGATAAGCTATGGAAGAAACATCCTAACCATAGCCTTATTAAGAGTTAACTAGAAGTACTATGAGTATTTACTTTTTCTCCGTAGGAGGAAAAGAAGATTACAATTAATAAGCATATAGGCATTAATAAGCATATAGGCATTATGAATAATGATAAACTAATATGTATCAGAGATGAGGATGATACTAAACTAATTACTCTATTATCAGATGGTTGGAAGATAATCCAAATCTCTGCATCCGGTATTTATTGCTGGGTACTTTTAAGGAAACCCAATAACACTAAAAAGAAAATTAAAGGCTTTCAGTGATGGAGAAATATATTTTAATTACAGCGGTTGTTATTATGATAATAATACTCGCTTTAGACTTCATACTTTCTAAGGATGGCTATCAATGCCATTCATGTAAGAAACGTTTTCATAAAAAGGATTTGGAAATTAAGGGATGGCATTTCAAGGAATGGGTCTGTCCCAATTGTAAACATATTAATTACACTTATGATGAAGAAGATTAAAGAATGGTTTAAGTCGTTTAAGTCTCTTGTTGTGGGAGAGGTACATAATCCTAAACATGTATTCAACTGTAGAGATTTGATATGGATATCAAACTTGGAAACTTCTCAAAATACCCCCGAATGTTTTACTCATTTCTTTTGTTTGTACTGGAGTAATGGTATGGTAGTCAAAGTATGTCAAGAGAGCTATGATAGAAATTCATACCAAGAATTATATAAACTCAGGGAACTATTTATTAATAACATCGGTTATTCCTATGTTCCCATAGAAGATAACAGTGAAATATACATTTATTTATAAACATAAAAAAGACATATAATGGCTAAGAAAAAGAAACAACTTCCTGACTTATCGAAGCAAGATATCCTTACTCCCATAGAGGTTAGTACTCTGGGAACTAATGGAGACCCTTGCTTTGGTATTGGGTATGATTTATCAACTAAAGAATGTAAGCTATGCGGAGACTCAGAACTATGTGCGTTCAAGATGTCCCAGAACTTGAACATTACAAGGAAAGAATTAGAACAGAAGAATCAATACAAAGATTTGGATGTATTAGAAGACACTGTTGGTATCAAGAAATACATCCGAGGCTTGATTCGGAAAGGGAAAGACAGAAAAGAAATTATCTCAAAGACAGTTGAGAAATTCGAAGTACCTAAGAAACGTATTAGAGAACTTTATAGAGAATGCAATGGGAAAGGTCAGTAAGTTAAGAATGATATGGGCAATGTTTAAGTTATATCTTAACAACCCAAATTATTATGTACGGCAAGATGATGTTCTTGCTGATTTGTTTATGCAGGGTGAATACGACGTAGAAAGATTCTGTCATTCACTCGGAGTAACTCCTCAACAAGGATTAACCTTTGAACAACTTTTAAAAAAATGTAATATATTATGAACAGATTTAGATTTATCAAAGTACGGGAGGTAATATCTCCCAACAGAGCAAACCCAAATGATGCTGGGTTAGATTTTTATGTACCAACCGATTTATATCCAGAGCATATTCATTCTAAAAATGAGTTCGACTCAGAAGGTTATAATTTAGATGTTCCTTTTGGTGAAGCCTTTGTAAGGCATATAGCTTTAAAACCTGGACATCGTATACTTATCCCATCTGGTATTAGGGGATTGCTTGAACCACCTGCCTCTATGTTAATGGCTGCTAATAAGTCCGGTATAGCTACTAAGCAAGGTTTACTCTTTACAGCTGAGATAGTAGATTCTCCCTATGTAGGAGAGATACATATCGGAGTATATAATGCTTCTGATAAGGCTCAAGTTATCGAATGTGGCAAGAAGCTTGTACAGTTCATACATGTTCCTATCTACATCACAGAGCCAGAAGAGATTCAACAAGAGGAATTCTATACTGAGTCTCAAATGTGGGGAAGTAGAGGAGATAAGGGATTTGGTTCATCTCAAAATAAATAAACATGGATGTAAGAAACATAAGAGAAGAGGTGCCCAATATAAAAGAAACAGAGATACTCCCACAGATGTATACCTTAGGGTTAGAACAATTAAATGGGTATAGGCAAATAGAATCACTACCAGAATATCCCTTAGATATAAATAACCCGAAGAGCCAAGTTATACTTAAGGATTTTATTGGTAGGGTAATCGAAGAACTAACTGAAGGCTTTGAATCTACCAATGAAGTATTTGACCTTTGCAGTAAAAATGGATGGAATATGGAGATGCTCAACGAAGAAGAACATCAATCCATACTGAATTCTCTTGCTAATGCAAATGAAGAACAAGCAGATGCTTTAGGCTTTTTCTTTACTCTTCTAGCATATTCAAATATACTTCCTGAAGATATACTTAGTTATAATAAAGCAAAAGACTTATTTGAAGTGATGGCTATTGGGGTTAAAGAACTGGTAATCAAATATTCAGATTATCATAACTTATTGAAGTTCGACATTATCTGTAAAGAGGATTTCTATGAGGACGAAGGTAAGTGGGAACATATAAATTCCTATACTCCAGGCTTTCACCAGATGAACGAACTATCCCATGAAGCTGAGAAATTATATCTATGGGAAGTAATCTATGAACTCAATAAAGCTAGAAATTTCCTTAAATGTAGACCATGGAAACAAACTCAAGTGATGACTAAGGAAATAGATTTTCAAGAATCCTTGGTAAAAGCTTTCTATCTCTATATGGGATTCTTAGCGATGAATGGGTTTACTCCTCTCGGATTATTCGGTTTATTCTTTAAAAAACAACGTCTCAATAGATGGAGGCAACAAACTAATTATTAACATGTCAGGATGGAACCATAAATTAGAGGGACTTCAACTTAATCCCGAGGAGTCCCTCCATTCGTTAGAATTTGCTACCTCACAAGAAGCATGGGAAAAACTCAATGAGGGATTCCTAAGATTAGAGCCTGCTTTATTTGCAAAGGGGGCTATTGCCAATAGTGGGGTAGCAGTAGTGTATAATGTATTTATAAAGATACGAAAAGCTTGGGTAGACCCAGAATTTGATTATGGGCGGTGTTTCAATTATAAAGAAACTAAGTGGACTAGCTTATTGAATAACTACATAGACTTTAATAAGCTTGACTTGTTGCGTAGTAAACTGAGAGTACTGAGAAATAAGTACAATCAGAATTACAATATAACCTATATGTTTAACAATCATCATGATAACGGAAAGCAATGTCTAATAGCAGCGACTTTTTCAAAACGATTCGGGGAGGACATCCCAGTTATTACAATGGTAGTTCGGGCTTCGGAGATTACCAAGAGGTTAATATTCGATTTCCTATTAATTCAACGGATGTCAGAGTACGTATATGGTCCGGATCAGTCAGTACAAATCAACCTATTCGCGACTCAAATGTACGGAAATGTGGAGACACTTCTAATGTATCATACCCATAAGCCATTGAAGAAGGTACTTAATGGGGCAGAAGAGAATGCTTGGAATAAGAGAATAAAAGAAATATGGAAGAAATTCCAAAAGGGTACAGAGAAGGAATTCTCTTCATTCAAGGTATTCTTTAGAAGTTTTAAAGTGCTCAGACCAGATTTATATGAAGAAACATATAAATCAATGAAAGCAAAAGAATTACTTCTTGAATACGAAGATATTGAATATCCCGAGAATGTAATTTCTTACTCTCAACGTAAAGCCTATAAGAAGAAACTTTTAAAACAAAAGAACAACAATGGAAGCTAGGGAATTTTTAAATCAGAAGCGGATAGGATTAGTAAACAAATTCTATTACCAAGTTTTAGAGATTAAAAAGAACGGTGCAGAACCAGATATACCCTTGTTAATGAAAGAGGTAGAGGATTTCGATAATTTTGTATTTCTCTACTGGCATATGACCTGGGTTAATTCTACAATGTCATACAGTTAAATATTTATATAATATGAGGATATATTCTAACAGTTTTGAGTTAATGTCCGAAATGGGCAGAGAACTCAACAGTTATGGTCAACTTGTAAAACCAAAGACCTATCAAAATAAAGTCATTGAAGGTAATGAGGATTTTATTACTAAAGAACTCATTTGCCAACAATATTGCTTAACTTCATTGGGAGACCCGGTATGGTTATTCGTATTCTCTCATTCAAGAGAATGGGCAGATGCCGAGTTTCAAGAAAGGATTGATACCTCTGATATAATTAATCCAGGTAAAGCTTGGGAATTAAGAAAAGATTTATGGGAACAGTTCTTGGTAAATGG